CCGAAGTCCGTTAAGAAATTTGTCACTGGCAATGGGAATGCCGACAAAGACATGATGCTCGCGTGCGTTCAGAAAGCCGGATTACCGATCCTGGATCACAATATGGCCGATGCGTTCGGCCTGGCGCAATTGGGATACGCGCTGCAGCTGCCAGACTCGGCATACATCGTCTACGAACGGCCGCAACGTGAGACGATCCACGCGATCAAGTATCCCGTGCTCAAAACGAAAAAACGGAAGGAGCCCAAACTGTGGGCAAAGTAGGCAGACTGTTCGCGATTTTATGCACGTTGAGCGTGACTTCATGCGTGCCGGAGGATTTTCAAGGCGTGGAATTTGATGTTCAAATCAATTCGGGCCCGGCGCCGCAGCTGGTTCAGCCGGCCACGCCGACGCCGCCACTTCCAACCGATCGCCTACACCCGATGAGCGAATGGCCGCCGACGAAACCGTAGACGATCAGCCTGGATCCCTGATTGGTATCGTCCTGGCGAACCTGGTGGAACGCGTGACAGCGTTAGAGCGCGGTCACAGACCGCGCCTACGTCCAATCGTTCTGGAGCAGGACGACGACGAGCCCCGCGGCAAAGCGGCCGTCCGCGCCGACATGGCGAAGATGTACACGGTGGAAGGCTGGACGATGGCCAAGATTGCCGCGGTCATGGACTGCGACCCGAAGACTGTTCGATCGTATTTGAGAGCTGCCGGCGTGATACCGCCGGCGCAGAAAAAGGAGAAAGTATGAAATTGAAGTTTCCGTGGAACCTGCTGATTACTGGATTGCTGGCCACTGTCGTCGCTTGGCCAATAATGAGCTTAATGGACGCCGCGCAACTGCCCGTGAAATCGTTCCCCGATCACGACGTTGCATACAGCTGCCTTCCCACCATCGGCGACGGGCCGGCCATCACGTTCAAGTTTACGAATGTGCCGAACCCACGTTTCGACGTATCCGTCAGCACGACGCCAGCGACGACGGACCTGGAACTTCCCGTCATCGCCAGCGTCACCAATAGCGCCGGCATCGATATCACCAGCGGCGCCGTAAAACTGGTAACGGCGACGGCCGGCCTGGCCGCGACGGTAACAGCGACCGACAACACGGGAGTTGTGATCGGAAAGTTGGAAGTCGATGGAAAAATCGCTACCCCGTTCGGAAATGGCTTGGACGTTTTACCAAACTCGTTCTATGTTCGCTGGAACGCGAAATCAGTTTCCGCCGGCGCGCACGTTTTTCGACTCGCGGTGTGCGATGCTGCGCTAAATTGCGCCGTCAAGACCTGGAGCATGACGAAGTGAAATTTATTGAGATTCATATCCACATTCATATTCCCGACGAAACCAAGGCTGCCGGCATATCTGAGCAGATTCGCGCCGCAACCGAATTGCTGTCCCGTTCTAGTTCGAAACTTTCAACCGCCCTCGGCTCTACGGCGCCAGCCGGCGCGCCGGGTACAACCCCGACCTCGGAGGAACGTTCTATGGATCCACTTTCTCAAGCTGTCGCAGATCTCACGGCAGCAGTCGAAGCCGAAACCACAGTCGCTGATTCGGCAATCAAATACATTCAATCCGTGCCGGCATTGATCGATGCAGCTGTAGCGGCCGACGTCAACAACGGCGCCCTGCCGCAGAACCTGGCGTCAATCACCGGACTCGCGTCAAAGCTTCGCTCCGAAGCCGATGCGATTCAGGCCGCGCTGTCGACGAACACGGTACCAGCGCCCATGCCCGACCCTGTTCCTGTTCCGGATCCCACGCCGGTTCCGGATCCGGCGCCCACGCCTGATCCGGTCCCTGTCGACGATCCCAACCCGTAAACACGACGGCCGGGGAGTATTTCTACTCTCCGGCCGTTTGGTTCATCATCGTTCGAGCCCCGGCCCTAATCATCCTGGCTGCGAAACTTTTTCAACATTTCCCAGTGCCGGCCCAGATCGCTCGGCCGGCATTTATGCACAATGGACAAGTAGTACCGCGCGCCGCATTTCACGCAGCACGGCCGGCGGTCAAATGGCGTGGCGATCTGTCCGAGCCGGCGCCAGAGTATTTCCTGATTCCGCGGACTTCGTCGTGTTCTCATGCCCGGCGCCGTTTCATCAGTCGTTGTTCCTCGCGCGCCTTGCGTTCGTCATCCTCTCTCACCTGGCGCCGGGCTTCCTGATAGGCCGGCGTGCACTTGTTGTTAATGATCAACGTTGTCAGCTGCTCGATAACGCACGGATCGTTGGTGTCGATTGAGAACACGTGCGAGAGCTCAAAGAAGTTTCCCCAGAATCTCAGCATTGCCGGCTGGTGATCGCCAGACGGCGCCCAGAACCAGAAATCCCCGTACTTCTCGAATACCGGATTCAGCGTGTAAGACTGAAGTACTTCGTAAAGTTTCTCGATGTGATCCGGCGCCTGGCCGGCCCACTTGCTGCCATTGGATTCAATGACTGTTGTGTAGCTGCTCATGATTGCGCCGCCTTTTTGCTGGCTGCCATCCAGCGGACGATTGTTGTTTCGCGCCGGCCGTCAAGATCCTTTTTCCATGTCTGCAGATCGTCAGCATCCAGCGCGATCACCGAAACGCAGTTGGGCCGGATGTCATCGATAATTGCGCGCGCTTGCTCTGGGCCGGCTGCCATCACGGCATCAGCATAGGGAACCTGTTGGTCATTGTCGTAGCTGATCACCATGAATTTCACGAGATGGCACCAGCATTCGCAGTCTTTTTTGCAGACGGGCCCCAGCACGCCGGCCGGGCCCGTCTGTCCGCAATTGTGCGTATGCTTCTGCGCTTTTGCTGACTTCATAATCCCCCCTTGTTTTGGAAAACCTTGTGAACCAGATTGCCAACGAGCAGATGATTGATTTTCTCGACGAAATCGCGATACCAGCGCGTCGACGTATACGCGAGCGCGTCGGCCAGCGTTCGGAATTCGATTGTCATCACGACCATGTTGCCGGCTTCTTCGGCCAGCACGCGCGCGCCGATCGGCGCCGAGCATCCCAGCAAATGGTTTTGCATTTCGCTGGCCACGGCCCTAACCTGATCGGCGCTTATCGTTTCACCGATCACCATACGCGTATACCCTGGGCCCGGATCCACGGCCGGCGGCGCCGGTTTTTCCGGCGCTGGTTTGTTCTGCTCGGCTTCCAGCGCTTTGTCGAATTCGAGGGCTTCGGCATCGTAGGCCGTGCGAGCTGCGATAAACTCGCGATCACCGATCAGCTTCGCGCGGTACTTCTTGCAGGCTTCCCGATACACTTTGGCCGCGGCGCCGTGCTTCACATAGGCCAGCTTGTACGCTTCGGATCCCTCCGGCGGCGCCGCGGCTGGCCGATCCGGCCGCGGATTATGCGCATGATCGTTGTTCAGATCCGTCTCTTCGTTGCACGCGTTACACCGCACGGCTTCGTAACCAAGGGCCCCATCGTAGTAGCTGGTATCCTGGCTGCCGCATTGTGGGCATGGGATCTTATTCGACATAATTTCTCCCTTCGGTTCGTTGGTTTCGACAGTTGCTGTAGTTTCCGGAATCGGATCCGGATCAGCTGAGACCGGCCCGTAATCGACAGACTCAATGTCGGCGCGCTCGGGATCCGTCAAGGTGTCTTTGAATGGCATCACAATGTAACGAAATTCCCCTTCGGCCGGTTCGAACATCAGGGCATGCGCCGGGCCCTGATACCAGACGTGTAAAGGCCATGCGCCGCACAGCTGCTCTAAGTACTTCCCATTTACGGCCGCATGCCATGACGTCGCGCTATTGCTCGCGAGGGCTTCACAGAAGCTGCCGCTATCGTCCGAGCTCGCGATCTTCAACGTCATCACGCCTTGCGGATTCAACGAGCAGACAAGCTGGATTTTGTCTGAGGGCCCAGCCATTACCAGCGCGCGCTTTACCACGTGATGGAATTCCGGATCCGTAATTGAGCAGACAAGTTTCGAGTTGTTGAAAGTCGTCTCGAATGCTGTCGAGGGTTCTCCGGATCCTGGCCCCTTGCCTAATAGGCACGTGGGCCCGTCTGTCGCTGCAATGTAGTAACCGAATTGCACCGGCCGGCCGATCCAGCGCGCGTTATTTTGCGCGCGATCCTTTGCCGCGCGTTTCACGATGGCATCTTTCAGACGTTCGAACGTTGCCGCGGCGCCGTCGTTGCGCGGATTCATGGCAGGTAAGCGAAACGGCTTCGAGCCCGGCGCCGCATCCTTCAGGCAGTTGGGATTCTGGTACGAAACGGTACCATCCGGCTTAATCCTGAGATACGAGCCCGGCCGCGCGCGCCATGTTGGCGGAAACTTGAAATCCCTCGACATTCGCAGGTTTTGGCGGCCGTCTGTTACTTCCGTTGTTGCCTGGGCTTTGGACAGTTCTGTGGTTTGCATAAATACTCCCTTTTATTCGTGATGATGTGAGACCGGGCCCTAACGAGCCCGGCCGCCGGCCGTTAGCGTTTTTTGTTCTTGTACTTCATGAAGCCCGGCAATTCGCCACGATCCTTACGATCCTGCGCAACGAGTTTCGCGGACTTGCTTCGAGACTTGGCTGACAGCTGATCCCGCTGGCGTGCGATCACGGCCGCCACTTTCTCAGGGAGTACTATTCGGACAGTTCCCGATTGATCAACGCACTCAAGGAAAATGGTATCGCCTTGATCCTTTTGCCGGTAAGTCTGGACTATGAAAGTCTGGGATCCACCGACACCTAAAGGTGGTACCACGCGTAGGACAGACTCGCGCGTCGAAACAACATCCGGTAAGCCATGCAAGGCGCCTAGCAGTCTGTCGAAATTGTCGGGCATTTTGTTGGACGTTTCATCGTTTGGCATATGTTCCCCTTTTGATTTGAAGTTGTGCGAGCCCTGGCCCTAACGGCCGGGCCCATCGTTATCTGGTTTCCTTGGCTTTGGTGTCCAACGTTGCGCGCAGACGTGCGATCGTTTCCTTCCATGCCGAACGGCTCTGGGAAGGATCGGCAATAAAGGCCTCTGTCAACGCGTCAATGGTGTCGTACCAGTCGAAATTCAGGTATACGCCTTCCACTTCAGTAAGCACGTTGGCACATTCGAAAAGGCCTTGTATGAATCCGGCCCAGCCATCACCATGTGACATTATTTCGCGCGCTTTGAGGGCTCTGGGATTTTTGGCGCCGAGCTCGTAGCCGGCACTTATATACTTGACAGACCATTCTTGATTTGGTAAAGTGCTATTCATGGCTAAGAACACTGCAAAGTTTCCCGAATCGCTTCAACAGGCTACGGTCTATTTCGCCGATTACCAGAACTGCCACAAACTCTTGATGGATTTGCGCTGGCCCGACGGCAAGGTGATCTGTCCGCGATGTGGAAGCGACGAAGTGACCTATCTGGAAAATGCGCGTGTCTGGAAGTGCTACGCAAGGCACGACCGCCCGAAGTTCTCCCTCAAAGTCGGAACGATCTTCGAGGATTCACCTATCGGCCTGGATAAATGGCTCATGGCGTTCTGGCTGGTCGTGAACTGCAAGAATGGTATCTCTTCCTGCGAGATGGCCCGTGATTTGAAGGTGACGCAAAAGACGGCATGGTTTATGGATCATCGTATCCGCGAAGCGATCCAGCAGGGCACGTTTGAGAAGATCGGCGGCGAAGGCGAAACGGTCGAGGTGGACGAAACCTATATTGGCGGACTCGCGAAGAACATGCACGCCGACAAACGGGCCAAGAAATACCGTGGTGGTGGTTCTGGCAAAACGGCGATCTTCGGGTTACTGGCCCGACACACTGAAAAGGGTAAATCCAAGGTTCGTGCTCATGTGGTTCCGGACCAATGGAAAGAGACTGTGAATGCAATCATCAAGACCACGGTGGAACCGGGAACCAGCATCTATACGGACGAACACGGTTCCTACAAACACCTTGCCGATAATGGCTTCCAGCACGCCTTTGTGAGGCACGCGGAATACTACGTGGATGGTGCGGTTCATACGAACGGAATCGAAAACTTCTGGTCCCTGTTCAAACGTGGAATCAAAGGCACCTACATTTCGATTGAGCCGTTCCATGCGTTTCGTTACATTGACGAACAGGCATTTCGTTTCAATACTCGCGAAGGAAATGACGCGGATCGTTTCTTGTCGGCGTTAACAGGCGTCATTGGAAAACGTCTGACATACAAGGCACTGACAGGAAAAGAGGAGAATGCTAGTCCGGAAACTAACGCCTAAGGAAGCAAAGCGGCAAGGAAGAGGGAAACGAAACTAGGATTTCGATTTCTTCTTCGCTTGCTTCTTCGTTCGTGGTGACAGGTTTTCTTTCGGCACAGATAGTGCAGCTTTAAGCGCATTGCGGAAACGGTTGAATGCTTCCCGGCCCTCGACCATTTCTCGCGGTTTACTGCCCATAATCGCTTTCCACTACCGTCCTCACACTATCACGGTGAGGCGGAAAGGTGGGAGTGTCTTCAAAAAAATCTACTGAATCCCTGAATAACTTCCGCGACGCATTCGACGATCTCCTCAAGCGTAACATCCGCAGGTTGCCTGCTTGGCATCGGCGGATCCGAGAACGTTACATAGAGGGCCGCATTGGTGTGCACCTGCACTTTGAAATAGCCGGAAAGATGGCTTGTATCAATGTCCACGCCGTTCGCGATCCCGATTCCTACGGCGGTATCGACGCGCTTACCATCGTCGCTGATAGCCGAAATACTCATAGGACCGATTGCAGTGATCCTTCCAGCTATCAAGGCCGGGAGACGATGCTTGTCTCTGTTTACGATCTGGTGGAGATTCCAGAGAGGCGCATACCGAGCATTGAACGGCTGAACCCTTTTGATTTCGTCAATGGCACCTGCGGGAATTTGGCGATTCGACAAACAATTCAGCCTGTCCGCATATCCCTTATCAGTGGGATCGCGGGTCAAAGGGAAGGCTGTGATCCTTCTATCGTTTCGGTTGGCATTGTCAAAGACGGGAGAGAAGTACTTGGAAGCGAGAGCCCAGACAATGTAATCCAGGGCAGCACGGGCATTCGTAACGCAATCCCCGGCGATACATCGCAGATCATCAGGGGGACCGGGGACAGCTTCTTCTCGAAGCATGGCCTGGAAAGATTCGTGTGTATTCTCGATAGCGATGGTATTGGGTTTCGTTTTCACGTACTCCCCGGCCACTCGCTTAAAGGTTTCGAGATGCTTATCAGCCCAGACGATTTTGAGCCTTGCATCATCTAGCGGATGCGACGTCATAAAAGCTGCGCCTTGACACCCATGATGTAATCAAGGCAATGAAGCTCAGCAAACATAGCCATTCTTCACTGCTTCAAATTTCGCGCCGTATCCAGCAATTATTGACTGAACAGTTGAATCGTTTTCTGCGGAATACTGACGCCTCTTCTGCTCCAAAACCTCTGCGAAAGTCGGATCTAAGCCGCGAACCGTCTCGCGTAATGCGTGAAGCTCAGCCATCAAAGAAGCAATCACGACGTATTGAGACTTCTGGTCGGCAATCAGAGAAAGCAAAGCATCGCGTAAGTTCTTCTCGTTAATCATCTAACGAGTTTACGCGGTTCTCTCAGGTCACCCAAGTATATAAGTGCCCTCGTAGCCTACCTGCGCAGCAAGCCCGGCTATGTTTTCGTCGTGGGCCCGTGTGATGGCGCCGCTACGATAGGCGGCCGCGGCCGTTCTGGCCAGCTGCTCTGTCGCATGATCCGATTGCCAGTCAGCAAGCCCGTTTTTCGGATCCCGTTTGTACACTGCGAAGTAATGCCGATTGCCGCATGTGCCCTCTTTGCAAACTTCGGCCGTTGGTTCGTTGATCGGCAGGTGTACGCGTTCCACTTCGAATTCGCCATAATCGGGCCGTTCGAAGTCGACTTCAGAGAAGTTGATCTGCTCGCACAAGGTGTCAATGGCGCCGAGCGTAATCGGCTTGTCGATACCGTCGTTGAGAATGTCAAACATGTCGTGAGTTAACCGGCCCGTTGAGAAACCAGCCTGCAGACATCGAAGCCCGGCCAGAATTGCGTTTCGCTCTATCTTTTTCATATCGTATTCCTTCCTTGGATTGATTGAAGTTTGGGAAGCCCGGAGGGTACTCAATCCTCCGGGCCCTGCGCACTAACTGGGCCCGGAGGGAGTCCGAGCCCGTACCACGTTAGCCGCGGATTTCGGCCATTTTTTCGGCCAGCATCCACAAAGCGCGATTGAGTTTCACATCCTGATCAATGCCCTTTACTTCGCGCATACCTGTTCGGCGTGCGGCGCCGTTGGCCCGAGCGCTAATGCCGCCTTTGATGACGTTTTCCTGCACTCGATTGAACGTACTCCAAAGATCCTGGCCTTTGTCGTCGTACCGTCGCGAGCCTAGCAGCTGCTCGGGCCGGATCGGCGTGTTGACATGGCCATCAGAGTCCGCGAAGCGTACGTGATGCGCGGCTTCGGCATACGCTGTCTGTTGGGCCCTGTCGAGCTGGATTCCCTTCCAACGTTCGATAGCGTCAATGCACTTGGGCATGTTCTCAACGAGCTCAACGGTACCGCGCGAAACTTCGGCAATGATGTTGCCGCTATGGCGGACGTGGATAGACTCAATCATCGAATCCGCAACAACGAGCCCGTTCGAGCAGACAAGGCGGAAAATCCCGGCCATCAGCTTATAAGCGCTGGATCCGTCGTGCGAGTTGATCAGGACAATCTCAGGGAACGAATCGCCAACAACGAGCGAAGCGTTAGGCGCGCGAAACCGGATCATGTGCTTTGTGTGCTCGCGTTTATCCTCGATTTTCGTACGAGACTGGGAAGCTTGAAACGGCATAAAGCCATTCGACATCATTCCCTCGATGACGGCCGAAGTGGGAATGTAAGCGTACCTGTTGGATCGATCATGATAGGCCTCTGTCGCGAATGCAGACGGCGCCGCGCGTCGAATGTCATCCAAGGACAATGGCGTATTGCGTCGAATGGCGGCGCCTGTTGTGAAGTTATGAGCAGTTGAGTTAAACATGTGAGTATTCTCCCTTTTTCCGAACGTGATACCGGATTGCGTCATCATGACGTTTCCGGATTCGCTGCGAGGGTTTCGAGCCCTCGGGCGCCGTGTTAGCGGCCGTATACCATCACCAGCGCGGCAAACCAGATCAGAACAACGAGCCCGAAGCCGAGTGTTAACTTCTGTCCGAACGTCACAAGCCCTCACTGTCGTCGCTGATCCCGAGAATCCATTCCAGAGCTGTTATCCGGTTCGAGGTATCGGCCCAGTCTGGTTCATCGTTATCTTCGGCGCCGTCAAAATCATCCGCTTCCAAACGGGCCCGAAGCTTTGCCAGTTCCGTCTCGATCTGTTCGCGCGTTTTCATGATCGGCCACCATTGGAACAAACCAGACGAACAGGTACTTCGGCAACCTGCAAGGCCTTCGCTGTCGCATCCGTCGAATTCACTGTTATGGCCACAACTCGGCCGAAAACCGGCTTCACTGTCGACTTGCTGAAAATCTGCTTATTGGTCTCTGTCATCAGCAAAACCCAAGTCTGTTCCGCATTACTTAACATCGTCGTTTCCTCCCTCGAATGCTTCGAATAATTCCCAAGTGACCGGGCCCAGCTCTAAGCCCGTGATATCGCTTGCTGCGCATTCTGCGCACATGTCGACAGACCATTGATCATCGTCCGATGATGCTGTCCCAATCGCTTTGTTGGTGCACCGATACTGCTCGGCGTGTTCCCAGCATCCCGGATCTTCACACTCGCACCGCCTGACATCATCCCGTCTGTATCGTGTTCCCATGCACTCTGGTAAAGCACGGGCCCGGCCAATGCGTAACTCCCTGCAATATCAACGAGATCCATTTTCCCTCTGATCCCGTTTTGACACTTCCTGTCACTCGTTTACACGCGTTTACCTCAACGTTTACGGGTTAAATCCAATCATCGCCGGCCTTTACGCCTGGCATTTCCAAGTGACATGTTTTCGCATCGAAAATGACAATCTACGTCAAGCCCTTTTGTCTCTCTGTTCTCAGTCATCCCCGGATCAATCCCCGGATCCCTGATGTATATCTCTTTCCCTTACCACGTTGCCGACAGGCCGAAGTGCAGCGATAGCGAAACGAGCCCTTCCATAAACCAGTCTTCCGAAGGAAGGAAGACACGCGAAGCTTTCCCGTCTGTACACTCTTGATTGAGAGAGAAAGACAGCATGTGGTACTGTCAAGCCGTGAGAGAGAGTTGCCGATACCGGATCAGAGCTGGCCGAAAATCCCGCATTTCAGCGTTTTCAACGTCTTAGGTAGTCATCGGATTCCGCACCATAACAACCGTTATACGACATTGAATTGTAAGTAACGCAATCATTCGACTTGCGCGCGGCCGAGATCATAACGGAGCTCTTGACGCCGTCTTCCTGCCATCAGAGACCGGAGAAATCCCAAGTTTTGCCCAGATCCGGGCATTTTCGAGTTGTCCGGACCTGGCCGCGGCGCGCCGGCGTCGACGCCTTTCACGTCTTGATTCACAAATTACAAAAAAATAAATCGGACAAAGTGAAGACAAAGAGGTTTTCAAAACTCCAAAAAAAAAGTAGAGTGACGCCACGATGTCAGTAGGAATTTTGGAAACGAATCGCGAAAAGAGGCGATTTTCGGCGCAAATGAAGCGATTTCGGAAGACGAACTTATTGTCGCGAGAAGACGTGGCGGAGTTGATGGGAGTGCACGCGAGCACGGTGAAGAACATCGAACTGTGCAACCATGCGCCGACGAGGGTGGTGTTGTTGAAGTTCCGGGATGCGAAGCGAGCGGTGAAGGCGGGGTTGCGGAAGTCGGACTGGCAGTTGAAGAGGAGTCCGCGGTGATGGAGACGAGGTACGTATGTCAGTTTAGCTGCGGTGCGGCATCGGCGGTAGCGACGAAACTGACGCTGGCGGAATTCGGGGCCGAGCGGGTATTGATCGTGAACGCGTTCGTCGTCGAGGAGGAGGCGGATAATCGTCGGTTCCTGGCGGATTGCGAGAAGTGGTTCGGCCACCCGGTAAGCGTTCTTCGGGATCGGAAGTACGGCGCGTCGACGAAGAACGTTTGGATGAAGCGGCAGTTCATTAAAGGGCAGCGGGGAGCTCCGTGTTCGGAGGCTCTGAAACGGTCGGTACTCGAGTCGGTTCAGATGCCCGGCGACGTGGTGGTCCTGGGATACACGTCGGAGGAAGATGGCCGGTTTCAGGACATTCAGAAGAACTTTCCGGAGAAACGGTTCAAGGCGCCGTTGATTGAGCGAGGATTGAGCAAAAACGATTGCTTGACGATGGTGCTCAGGGCTGGCATTGAAATTCCCCGGATGTACCGGCTGGGCTTCGACAACGCCAACTGCATCGGGTGTCCGAAAGGCGGTCAGGCGTACTGGCAGTGGATCCGGCATCACTTTCCGGCGGAGTTCGAGGAAATCGCCGTGATTCAGGAATCGATCGGGCCGGGGGCGTATTTCCTGCGATTTCGAAGTGGTCCGCGGAAAGAGGAGCGAATGTCACTGCGGGAACTGCCTGAAGGGCTCGGGGATATGGGGGCGGAGCCGGGGTTTTCCTGTTCGTTTTTCTGTGCTGCGGCCGAATATGAGTATTCCGAAGAGGTTTCCCGATGATCACAATCCTGGAAGCGCAATGGCAGTTGACGGAGAAGATCCACGGGTTGGAGCGACTCGAGGGGGCCGCGGCGATCTACGAATGGCAGGAGGGGCACGGGATTTCCCCAAAGCAACGGATACCGGCGACCGACCACGTCCGTAGAATTTGGGTCAAAGACGGCGGCCGGTACGGGTGCGAGGAGTGCGGGACGATGCCGGATTATCTCGAGAACGAAGAGGATTCGGCGAAGTTGCTGGATTGGCTGATAGGTGAGGGGTACCAGGTGATTTTCGATTCCATTGGCAAATTTGTAGAAGTGGTGGCGCGCCGGATACCGGGCCCGTCGGCTGCCGAATATAACGAGAAGAGGCGAGCGGCGTTGCTGAAGGTGGCGTTAGCGATCCAGTCAATCGAGATTCCCCAGGAGCTGGAGCAGACGTGAAACCGCGGATCTGGCTCCGGATTCTGCTTATGACGCAGGTCACGTTGTGGCTGACGACGGGGATGGTGGCGATCATGCCGGGAGTGACCACCACGAGGCAATTCTGGACCGCCGAGGGACTGGCGTCGGTGGGATTCCTGATTTTGGCGCTGGTGGTTCGATATCTCGAGAAGGGACGGTCCGAGTAATGCGATATCCACGAATTCGGAAGATCCGGTGCATGTTGAAGCGGTATTTCTCGAAAACCCAGGTCCAGGCGATGACGGATAGCGAGTGCCTGGTCCGGTCCAAGTTGATTAAATTGGAAGGGGCGAAGCGCTGATGTGCCCGGTGTATCAGTGTCGGATCCACGGAAGGGTGATGATTGGTCACGGAGCTCATTGCCAGGTATTCCGAGAGGAAATGAGGGAATGGCGCCGTCGTCTGGTGATAAAGCGAGCCGACGCGAAACTGAAATCGCTTCAAGAGAAAGAGCCGGTTCGATGATCAAAGGCAAAGAGAGTCCGTTGTTCGCGGCGATCAAGGCGACCTGCCCGAAGTGCGACGGCGAGAAGGCGGCTGCAGTGTTACTTCCGATCATCATGGACGCGAGCCGGACGAAAGTGGCGGAATGAGCGCCTACACTCGAATGTGTCAGGCTCGAGAGGCTTACTTGTCGAAACTGTTGAAGATTGAGCCGGTCCAGATCGAACTGACCCTGCACTTCAACAAGGATGTTCGTGAGATCGGAAATGAGTTTGATGCGGGTTGGATGGAGGCAGCGCGAGACCGCGAACTGGATAACCTTGCGGTCCAGTCGATGGAACGGCGCTATTCGCCGGGCTTCAAAAGAGGGGATTGAGCGGTCAACGCCGGCAAACCGCCTTCAATTGCTGGCAATTCTATGGAGTTAGAACCCATGAATGATGTTGAAAAGCATGTGGAAAAGTTGATTGAAAAAGCAGTGGGCAGCGATAGTTCAGATGCCGCATTGAAATACTCTCAGGCAGCATTGAACGTTGCTCACGCGAATCAGGTTTTGGCTCAGGTGAAGCAGATACAGGTTTGATATTCATGACGAAAGCCTCCGTAGTTTTCCACTTGTCGCTATCAGAGTGGGGCGGAAGGGAAAGAGGCGAGTAGCGTATCCGGCCGCCGGGGATACTAACCGAGCACGCTATGAGGGAATCTCCCCGGATGGTCCGGAACGAACTGGAGGAACGATGACTGAGACAGTGAATTGCTTTAGTGTTCCGCCGCGAAAGAGAACGATATTTGACCGACTTTTCCCGGCGAAGTACGTGGATCTTCCTGATGCACCATCCGAGTTCAAGGACGTGCTTCATGTGAACAGCCGATGGACTCTTGACTGGAAGGATCGAATCCGCGTTTTACTATCCGGGAGGGTGGAAACTCGCGTCAAGGTCGTTTGCGAGAACGAAGTCGGTGCGACTGTTTCGAGGTCAGAATATTGGGCCGTCAATCCGTTCTCGAAGGAATACGATGGCTGAAACCAACGAAGCTCGGTACTGGGCAGCACTCAAGCGGATTTCCAGTTTCGATCGTCCTGAGAAACTCAGGCGCAACTCGGAGAAATCCTACGGACTGGAATACTCGGAAGCTTTAGAGTACGCATACGAAAATGTCATTGAAGCTGCGAAGTCCGCTATTCGCGGCAGACGAAAACCAAAGGAGATTGCATGAGAACAAAAACGCTGGGTAACATCGGTTACGACGCTTACTGTAAGTTCACAAACAACAAGAGCCTGGTCAGCGGCGCCGAACTGCCGACCTACGATCACCTTCAGGTCCGGATTCAGGAGGCCTGGGAGAAGGCCGGACAGGCGGTTGCGGCCAGCGTTGGCCGTGCCGGAGAAATTGTCGGCCAGGCCGACGAGCCGTCGCCGGAACCGGAAACCGGTTCGACAACGATTGTGAAGTAATGAGCGCGTGCGAATTTGAAGTGGATTTCGACGCGCAACGAAACGTTGCAACACTGTGCGGTAAACCCGTTGTTTGCGAACTGTGGTTCCCCGGAGAACCCATTCCGGAAGCTCGCTTCTGCGAACAACACCAACCTGAAGTGAGGCTAATTTGAGAGAACTGACAGCACATATCGTTCAAGGAGATTCGGCCAACCACCAGTTGAAGATCGAAGTGATGGATGAGCCCGGCGCCGGCAACGCGAATCACCTATATCGGATTTCCGGGTTCAATTCGCAGACAAACGTTTCCGACCCTTGGACTGCCAAGCATGGTTCGCCGGGCGTTGATGCGCTGCGGCTGTTCCAAAACGGCCCGATCAAGGAAGTCGGCGTGAACGGCACGACTCACGAAGCCGAAGCCGCGATATTGATCGATCGCTTTGAAGGATTCCAGAAGGGTCCGTACGCTTGTGCGGACAACGAAGAGGCGCTATTCCACCTGAGAGCATTTCTGGAGTGCTGTCAGCGTCGTACTCGAGCGCGTATCGCTCGCGGTGTGGAAGGGACGCACCAGAAGTAGTATCGTGTCGAAATCGCGCGGTAGCTCAGTTGGTTAGAGCATTCGCCTTATAAGCGAAAGGCCGTACGTTCAATTCGTACCCGCGCAATTGCCGATAGGGGGAGCCAACGGAAGGAGGGCTGTGCCGGCGCATTCACCGGCGTAACTGGTGGGCGGAGAGAGAACCGCTTTCTAGGCGTGAAGACCGAGATACCTTTCGAAAGCGATGATCCCTTCGGCAAAATCAATCAGGAGATTTCATGGCAATGTTCACCACAGTCCAGCTGAACGCCGGTAGTGAGCTCGTCGCTCCAGTGGAGCTACCTGCTTTCCAGCCGATGCCAGATGTCATAGTGTGGGGAGATCGATTTTTTCAGAAACGACCGGGCAAGCCGAACGATGCGCTTATCGAAGCACACTATGACGAAATTTTCGCCTACGTTGTTCCAATCCTGGAGGGATAGGCCATGCCATTCGAAAAGGTCGGACCGGATGAGTATCAAGGGCCCAGCGGAAAGAAATTCGATCTGAAGCAAGTCAAACTAGCTGAAGTCACTGACAACTTTAAACACATGGGGAAGGCGAAGCGAATCGCTGGAAAACGCGCAGCGAGGAAACGATGAGCGACGAGAAGGTTTACTGGCACGGTGAAAAGCCGATTGTCAGCGTCGACGTAGCGAGCGGCGCCGACTACACGACGATCTACAGCACCGCTGATGGGATCCACTTTACCGAACTGGGTACTTTCCCTGGAGTTCCGGTCGCGCCGCCAATCGTTAAAGACGGCCCGTTCTCCGGCAAGAATCGGCCGCGGACGCGCAACGATCTGATCGAACGTCTGATGAAATACGACTGGGGCCAGCAGTTGGACATTCTCCAGTACATGAAGCGCTTTGATACATGGGATGCCCTGTACGCGGATCTGGATCGACGGGCCGCCGACAGTGAGCAAGGAATTCGAAACGTAACGCCCGAAAAACCAAAACAATTGAGGGAAAACAATGGCTGAAATCGCGATCCCCGAACCACTGTCTGGACAGGAAATTATCGAAGCGCTCATATTCCGAATTCGGCAGCAACTGATTCAGGACTGCTATCTGAATCCCAGTGTGGCCTACGAAAGCTTCTCCGGAGAGATCACCATCAAGATCCGCGCGATCGATTGCGGCCGTAGTGCCGTTGTCGAAAAGACAATCGTCGCGGAGTCCGGTGTTCCGTTCAATCCTGAAGCGGAAGGCGCTCTCGAGCTCACCACGGTTCAGGAGATTCCCACCGAGCCACCAAACGTCGTTCGCCGCGAAAGTGGACAGGGCGTTCCGGTGATGACGGAAGACTCCGGCGGCCGCAAGGAAGTCCGGCGAGTGCACTACGCACGCAAGGGTAACGCGAAAGCCGCGGCGAAGAATGCCAAGAAGGCTGGCGCCGAAAAAGAGTAGGCGCGGTCTATGACCACCGAAGAGCGCTTCGCAAAGCTGACTCCCCAGCATCACCACTTTGCAATAGTGCCCGATCCTTGGCATCTGGCCGTTCTGGGCCGGTTCCCCTGGTTCCGGCAGGCCTTCATGGAAGGGCGCGTCCAGCCCGGTACCGGCGACGGCCTACACTCGGGTCCGATCGAGAACGTCTGGTTCTCGGTCGACATACACGGGAATCTCCTGCAGGAGTGGGGATTCGATGCACCACCGGCAATTCAATGACAGAAGAAATCGATTTCGAATCGCTCCAGGAAATGTGGGAGTCTGCGGCCGAAGTTAGAGACATAGGACCATCGAGCGGATTGATGACCCTCGGAACTGCTCGTTATATTGCGTCAAGGATGGGCGACGATTATCAGGTTCATCCAGGATTGAAGGAAGTTTTTGACAATCCAGAGTACTCCGATTCGATGTTTGTCGAATTTGTCGGCGAAAGCTTCATGGTGAGGAAATGAAATTCGATGGAGTTCTTCCCAAGGATTCCTATTATCACTGCCTGTTGTGCGGTGGCGACTTCAAACGCGGAAACCGTAAGTGTGCGGTAGTTCATCCACCCGGCGTCTGTTGTCACGAGTACGACGAACCTTTCCTGAAACCGTTCGTGGATAAGAATCCGACGATGTTCTTTCTCAACTCCGACAAGTTCAAATTCAAAATCGTAAAATGACACCTGAACAGGAAGAGCGGCTCGTCGTTGCGTTCGAGTCGATGGCCGAGACGTTCGACTTCATCGCCGGTACACTCGATGGCATCGGCAAAACTCTCTACAGGCATCACCGCAAAACTTTTCCGAAACGGAAAAAACCCGCTGACGCTACAATCACGCACATACTGACACCAGAGGAGCAGTTGCGTGCAGACCAAGGCGAAAGCGACGAACCAATCGACGAGTGGACAACGCTCGGTCCGCGAGAGGCCGCGTACATCAAAGCCCACCCCGACGAAAAAGAAAAATTCCCAACCGGACCTGGAATCGAAGACGACGAAGAAACCAAAGACTGAGAAGTTCAGCACAGAACTTATCGAAGCCCTGCTTGTTAAACACGACGTGGACGAAGACGAGCTCCGCTGTGCGGCCAGGCTGACTCCCATCCTCGAGGAAGCCGAAGGCGGAATCCCGGCCGTCGTCACCGCCATGCGATTTTCCACCGATCCGTCGATCGTCAAGTTTCTTCGGGAATACGATCGGGCCAGTGAACGCGATCGCGCTGCAATTCCGTTTGAAGCGTGGGGGGTCAAAGCCAAAGTCGACATGAACACGTTGCTGGGCGAAATCATCTTCGCGTTGCGCCAGCATTCGGTAAACGCCGTTAAGGTGTTGGCAATCACTTCTCACCCCGACGTTATACGCGCGCGAATCAAAGCTGCAAAAACGCCTCGAGGCTACAAGGACCGCGACGCGATCGATACCGCAATGGGATTCCTGCCACAACCGAAGGGCGCAACATTCATCGGCAAGTACTTCGCCGGCGGCACGCCCGAGACTCCGGATCCGACTCCGGATACGACACACCCGGAAGAGCCCGACGTCGACGAACTATTTCCCGACCTCGAGTCGACGCAGATGCTGTTGACGGATGGCCAATGAAACTGGCTCCAATAACGCGCTTCCGTGTTCATCCTGTGGGATCGACGCTGTTCTTTTCCGTCGCCGTTTTTGAAACAAAGAAGGCAATGTATCGCTACTACAAAAAGTCTCAGAGGGGCTTCAAGAGAGTAGGACTCGGCTTCGAAGCAATCGTGGTCTCTCGCCATACCGTGGATTACAGGGGTAAAGTTGGCCGCTCACGTCCCAAGATGGGAGAAATGCTCTTCGTTCGACGTAGTCTGACAATGAACATCATCACGCACGAATCCGGACACGCTGCGCTTGTGTGGTATCGCCGAAAGTTTCCGCAACAGTCGTTCATGGAAAGAATGGACCGCGAGGAAAAGTTCTGCTATGCGTTAGGCGATATCGGACGACAGATCGTGATTCGGACCCAAAGATATTTTCTAGGAGACTGACATCTACTCAAAGCGGTTGATCGAACAGAAGCTCCACGCCTACGCGCAAAAGCTGAAATGGGAAATGGTCTATCACACCATCGACCAGATCAGCGAGTTCAAGGAATACGTCAACAAAGTCACAAAGATCGTCAGCAATTCTAAAAACTCCTACGTGCAGGTCACGCAGCGCATGACGGAAAACAAAAAACGTCAACTCAAGCGCTGGGTTCAGAACGAACAGATTATCTGTGCCTGTGACGCTCACTACTTCCAAAGCCGCTACGCGTTTATCTGCGATGAGAAGGGCGACATTTTCCGCTTCGATCCACGCATCTCGCAGGAAATCTTCTTTCAGCTTGTCGCGCATTTCGAAGACCTGGAAGTCGCGATCGAAATCTTCGTACTCAAGGCGCGCCAGGTCGGAATCTCGACTGAGACCGCGCTGTTGTTCCTTCATCGGCTCCTGTTCATTCCCAACACACAAGCCGTCATGGCTTCGGTCCAGCAGGACAAGTCCGAGTTGATCGGCCGCATCATCGAGATTTGTTATCAGCGTTGCCCGTGGTGGCTGGTACCGCGACAGACCAAAGATCGAATCGGGCAGATGGGATTCAGCAATGGATCGCTCCTATCGATCCAGTCTGGATCCCAGGCCACCGGCATCGGGCAAGGATGGACGCCGACAGCGATTCATATTTCCGAGCTCGCCGATATTCCCAATCCCAAAAAGACAATCGAGGAAGGCGTATTGCGCGCCACTCACCCGTCGAGAAAACTTTTCCAGGTCTTCGAAGGTACCGGCGGCGGAAATACCGGATGGCAAGCTGACTTCTGGCGCACCGCAAAAGAAGGGTTTCCTCTGGGGATTTCCAGGTTCTGTCCGCTGTTCATCCCCTGGCCGCTGGCAACGGATCTGTATCCGGAGGCGGACTGGGTCAAGAAGTTCCCGATCCCTGAAGACTGGATGCCGATCAAGGAAACTCGCAAGCACGTTCAGCGCTGCGAGCTCTACATCCGATCGACGCCGTTTCTTTCTGAAGTGGCCGGCGCAACCTGGCACATGCCGCGCGAGCAACAGTGGTTCTGGGAATTCAATTACCTTGAGGCGCTGAAGAAACACACCGAACGGACTTGGGCCTCGCAGATGCCGGCCGACGACTTAGAGGCGCTCACCGGCAAGAACGACGTCGTGTTCGGACCCGATGTCATCGAAGTCCAAACCGAAGCGCGAAAGGTGGATTTTCGATCCTACGCCGTGTTGGGAAAGTCCATCGACGACGGTTTCGAACCGGATCCGGAAATGGTCGACTACGAAGCCGATCGCATCGAGATCGAATGGCGATCCCACCGCGGAGAAGATTACAGTTGGATCCTCGTTCCGTTGCTGCCGATCAGCGAAAAGGAAGAAACGCCGTGGCTGGATCGTTTGATCATCTACGAGGAACCGAAGTCTGGCCGCGATTATTCCATCGGCATCGACACGGCCGATGGCATGAATAAGCCCGATGAGGATCGTACGGTGATCAACGTCACCAATAGCGCGAAAGGCAATTTCCCCGACGTCCAGGTTGCCGAGTTCACCAGTTTGCGAGTCAATCCGGCGCAAGCTGTCGGATTTGCTGCGGCGCTCGGCGCATGGTACGGAAAGAAATGCCGCGATCCTCGAGGCGCGAAGTTTTGTATTGAGCAGCGCGAGCGGCCCGGCGATGACTGTCAGCACCAGTTGAAAATGATGGGCTTTCTCTACCACCATCAGATGATCCGGTACGACAACAAGAAAGTCGTTGAGACCAACTCCGTCAAAGACGGCTTCTACTCCGGAACCTGGTCGGTACCGATTCTGATGAATCGTTTCATCGATGCTGTGACCAACGGCTGGTATAAGGCCAACAGCAAATGGCTGATCCTGGAAATGCAGGATCTGGAACGAAAGATCACCGTCGCCGGCAAAACCAAAATCGAACACCAGAAAAACAAAAAGGACGATCGCGTTCGCGCCGCGGCGATGGCTTACTTCACCCGCCACCACATGGACGTGACGGCCGAACGCAGTGAGAAGACCTATCAGATACGGAAAGGAACTTTGCCGGAATTGAAAGAGGAATATGCTAACGTGGCGTCGATGAGCGTAGGAGACTAACCACTACCCAAGTCTGGAGAAACAAAAACATGGATACCCCAGAGAAAAGCGTCGGGCCAATCGCGGAGCAGGATAGCTTGGCGACACAGTACGCAAAGCAGCAACAGACCGCTTCCGACGTTGCGAAGACGGCAAAGAACAAGGCCACTCAGGGCAAGATTAACGATATCGTCAATTCCCGGAAACAAGTGTCCAGCGGGATTCCGAACCGATCGATTGCGAAAGCACCGCCTTCGAAGAAAGTCTCGGAGAAGGCGTTACCGTATAAGCGATGACAAAGCTCTTCTTACCAGCGAGCATGGCGCCGCGCCAGCGAGCGCCCGAAATCTGGATCCCTGGCCAGAGTCGGCCGGCCGTCAAGAAGATCGCGATCGTGTTCTATCACCAGAAGTCGACCGGCCGGATCATGGTCGGAGCTCCGGAGCAATTCCCGCTTCCTTCGCTGTTCGCAAGAATGGGATTCGAGAAGATCGTCTGCAGGACGGCGTCGGAAGTCGATCGCTGGGACAAGAAATATCGCGAGCAGGAAAAGCGCGAAAACGAAATGACCGACGAACAGCGCGAATCCATTGAGGGTCCAATTCGTCAACAGGTACGCGCCGAACTGGTCACGTCCATGATGAACGCGCGAAACGAAGTCAATCGCGAGTTCTGTCGCGCTGCGATCGCCAGACTCGACGAGGATTGGGAAAACAAGAAGATGAAGCGCGAGAGTTTCCAGCATATCGTCGGATATGAGGATGGACACTGATGAGTTTCACTTACGAAGAGTGTAGGCCGCTGATGTGTCCGAATTGTGGTACCGGTCGGCTGTCTGACGACGGACACAGCGGAAACAACATGGTTATTGCGCCAGATGGCCGTATTGGAATCTGGTACAACGGTTTCTTCGAAGGGAACTGGAGTCCCACGCCTCCAGGATGTTACGACTGCAAAAAATTCTACACATTGCCAGACTTGATTGAAATCCCGTACGGTGCACGATTCTGGGTTCTGGATAAAGGCGATCCCGACGACGAAAAATTGAGAACCCCAACAGGTGGCTATCACACTCGCCGATCGTTCAACGTGCCTGTTGAGGAAAAAGTATGAGCGTCGTACTTCGAGAAGTCCTGCCCACAAGCACAAGCTGGCAGGTACCACCTTTTGAGGCAGCCCCGACGATTCGCCTCGGCTGGGTAGAGGAAGCCATCCAAGAGGGTGAGGGTTACATCTCCGGCCAGCGCTCCTACCGGAACCTGGCCCACAACATGAGGATATTCGACGGCATCTTCAATGATCGCCGGCGATCGACTCTGGTCAGTAATGACCTGAAGTACAACATCCGCAAGTTTGTCGAAACCATCTCCGACGTTCGCGAAATCGGTACTGTCGGTTCAGACGCCACACAGTATAAGCAATTCGCTGAAATCGAAAACAACGTGATGAAGTGCATCTACACGGAGGCTCAGTTTCCGCGGCAGTTGCGCAAGGCTCTTCAGTGGGCCGCCGTTACCGGCGTTGGATATCTTTGGCCCAAATGCAAAGCCGAGGATTATGGCTTCGGCGAACGACAGATCATTTTCGATGCCCTGGGATTGCTCGATGTGCTTCCGGTTCAGGTACCGGCAAACAACGATATCCAGGAAGCCTACGCAGTCACCATCTACGAGTACATGCCGATCGCCGAAGCTCACGCGCGATTCCCGTTGTTTCAGGCAAGCCTGTTGCCGGTGAATCAATGCACGTATCCTTCGCGCTTGACGGCAAAGCGGCTGGACTGGGCCGAGAAGTTTCGATACGGCGGAGAAACCAGAAACTGGGGAAACCTGTACTGCGAAATCCGTTACACGTTCGTCCGTGATCTTCGGATCAACAAAACTGGGTTCGAACTACCGATGGGCGATGTTGACACCAGTTGGTTTTACAAGGTGCCGACGCTGGGCCAGGACATTCCCGGCGGTGTCCTGAACAATCAGCACGTCATGCGTAAAGCGCAACTGCAGGACTGCCGTGTGTATCCCAATCTTCGCCTGATGATCACCAATCCCGGAGTGTCGATGCCGATGTATGACGGGCCGGCGTTTGACTGGCACGGGAAAATGCCGGCCGTAGCCTATACCGTCGACGACTGGCCGTGGGAAGCGTTAGGGCTGTCGCTGGTGGAATCGGTCAGTTCGGTTGAGCAGACAAAGCGCAAGCATGAACGTGGAATGGACGAAGTACTAACCGCGCGCATGAATCCGCCGATGGGCTACGATCGAACATCGACGGGTGGCCCGAAAGTTGAAAACTTCGATATCTTCGAGCCCAACGTTCGCATGGGTGGCGACGGGATCCCGAAGCAAACCTTTCAGTCGCTCCTACCTGACGAAGTCCAGATCACCGATACGAATTACAAGTTTCAGCAATTCCTAAAGGAGCAGGAAGAACGGCAGTTGGGCATCAACGACCTTGGTTCGCTGATGGACGCGAAACTGAATCTATCGCCCGACAGTTTCGACAAGGCACTGGAAAGCGTTGGCCCGATCGCAAAAGGAATTGCGACGTCGATGGAATCGGGCAACGCCAAAGTGGCCAACATGCTCAAGGTGATGATCCCTCAGTGGATGGATACGGCCAGGATCATCGAATACGTTGGGCCCGACAAGGTCACCTCCGTTCTGATGGACTTCGATCCCTCCAGCATGATTCCGTCCCATCTGATAGACGAGTATGTAAACGGGGAATTGCCTTTCGATATGGTCGAAGGCGAAGTCGTCAGCCGAGCGTCGATGTACGACCAGCTCACGCGCGCACGCAGTTTTGCCAAGAAACTTCGACTCGTTTCGGTTCCGTCGACGTTGCTGAAGATCACACAGGCGCAGGAACAGGCGAAGTATATGGCACTCTACAGCCGCGACTTTCCGATATCGCCGCATACGGTCGCAAAGAAACTGGGGATTGAAAACTTCGGTGAGATTCCTGGCGATACCGAGTTTGAAAAGTGGGTGAACTGGAAGAAGATCCAGATCGCGATTCTTGCGCAGGAACGTCAGTTCGCCGCCGAGCTCGGCATCGGTGGTCCCGACAGTGGTGCTTCTCCCAACGGTGCGCCTCCACCAGAAGGCGGCGGTGCGCCAAGCGGAGGCGGCCCCGGCGCGCCGCAAAAATCACCACCACACCAGGGCGTTCACGGAGGCGGCCGACCGGCATCGGACCAGGCGCCACCGAAACTTATCGTCAAGGATAAGAAAACCAATCCGCGGCCGGTCATCAAAACCAGCAAATGAATACTGACGCGATCATCAAAAAGAACGAAGATTACCTGATTACGGAAACCGTGTTGGACTCGAGCGTGTCGATCGAGAAATTGATTTCAGTTGTCCGATCCCAGCGGACGACTGGACAGTTGACGTTGTCTCTCAAGGAAGGCGGAATTCGCACGATTGTTCTCATTGAGCGCACCCGCGCGACGTCTCCGGAGCGCGATAAGATCCGCGAAATTTTAGGCATGCAGTAGAATTCGGTTGACAGTGTTGAATCTGTTGGCGTAATTCTTGTGCGTCACGAGATTCCGTTTTGCCTCTCTCGCGAGAGATCCAAAGTCGGCCTCAGCAACGAATTGTTGTTGGGCCGATTTTTTTGGCCCGAGGAGAAGCGATGGGGAAGAAAACGAAGATCGTGTCCGCTCACAAGCCGCACATGCGCAAGATGGCTGGTGGTATGAAGCGTGGCGGACGAAAGGGACGCAAAAAGTAAATGTCGTCACCTACCCCACCGCCGATGGGAGGAGGAGCACCACCGCCACAAGGCGGCGCTCCCGGAGGCGCGCCAGGCGGCGCCCCACCATCTCAGGCACCAGCGAATCCCCAGCAAGTCATACTCGCCCAGATTTACCAGGTTCTGAAACGACTCTCGCAGGAATCTCCTGTGCTGTCGGCAGGACTTGAAAAGGCCGCGGCGGGAATCCAGGAAGCGCAATCGGCAATGCTGTCCCAGGCTCCGCAACCAGGACCGGAGCAGAACCCACCCGTTTAAGGAGAAAGTATGCCAACCGTTGCAGAAACATTGAAAGCTTCCGGACTCACCGACGAACAGATCGCCGGGCTCGATGCCCGAATTATCGCCGGCTTCGACACCGTTCTGACAACCGCAGAACAGGCCCGTCAGTCGGCCGCGCAACTGAAGGAACAGGCCGAAACGGCCCAGCGTGCACAGGCCCAGCAGTACGACACGAAGATCGCGCCGGCGCTGGATCAGTGGGGCAACGAAAAAACGATGCTCGAAGCCGAGCTCCAGTTCTATCGCACTCAGAACGAACAGGGTCGCGCTAACGGTTTTATTCCCAAGGAAGCTCCCGGATACAACCGGAACGCGAATCCCAATCCGAACCCGAATCCCAATCCCAACGGATACGTTGCCAATACAAACGTGGTACCGGGTTCCCCCTCGTTTATGACGAAGGAAGAGGGCCTCCGCGCGGTGGCCAATGCCACATGGGCGGTCAGCGAGTATCAGCGGCTGCACGGAGCTCCGATCCCGGACGACATCGAAACACTTTCGGCCGAAGCCGAAGGCCGGCACATGAAGTTCCGTGACCATGTCGCGCAGAAGTACAACTTCGAGGCCAAGCGTGCCGAGATCGTTGCGACACGCCAGAATGCCGAAATCGAAAAGCAGGTCAACGAGCGTTTCCAGAAAAAGGAACGCGAACTGGTCGAACGCCTCGGCAATAACCCGAACGTGCGGATGGGCGCACCGTCGGAGTTTACGAATCTGAGAAAGGGTGTGGATTCCAAGACAGTTAAGGATCCGCTCTCCATGAGCAAACAGGAGCGACACCAGTACACACAGTCGCTCATTAACCAGGACATCGCGCAGAACGCCAGTTCGACCGTGAACTAGCTGAAGGAGTTTCTCAATGCCTTTTACTCTAGGTGATCCGCTCTATAACGAAATCGACGCGACAAATCTGGAATCGGTCCGGAAGAACGTCGTGTTCCAGAACCTGTTCGTCGACACGCCGTTTCAGGCGAAGCTGCGACGTGCCGGCGTCTGGGATCCGTTCCTGGGCGGTTCGGGAATGTTCGAAGGTTTCATCTACGGACGTCCCCAGGGCGCCGCGGTTGCTCCTGGTTCTACGGTGACGGTCACCCGTCAGCAGCAGAACACAGGTATGAAGTTCCAGCCAAAGGCCTACGTCTCCTGGAACCCGCTCGATGACTGGGAGCTCGATGACGGCTCCGGTACCGGCGGCGTGATCAACTCTGGTCCGTCGATGATCGCGAACCAGTACCAGATCCTGATGGAAAACATGGTCGAGATGATCAACACCATGTTGGAGATGGACTCGTTCCGTCACGGTCAGGCCTCCGGTACCGGCGTTTCCCAGAATCGCGTTCTCAACTCCAACGGACTGTCCGAGGCGTTGAATAACGGTGTCGATCCGTCGTGGGATGGAAACATCTTCACGACCTACGGTGGCGCCACACGAAACACGGTCATCGGGCCGGCACTGAACAGCGTGCCGCTGTTCCTTGGAAATTCCTCCGGTACTCCCGGCCAGATCGACTTCAACGCGCTGATGCGCCTCTGGGGTCAGACCACAGTCACCGGCGGTAAGCCCGACCTGGGTATTACCAACGTGCTTGGATTTGTCGCGATCGCCAACGCGCTCGATGCGCAACGGCGCGACGTGTCCAACAAGAACCACGATATTCAGTGGGATGGTTTGACGTTCAACGGCGTTGAAATCTTCGCCGATCCGCTGGCTCCCTCGTCCCTGGCAGCCGACTTCCTGTCGCTGGCAGCAACAGGCGGTATCGGTGGAAACAACAATCTCGTCGACGGCTCCGGCCTGTCGACGCAGACAGGATCGTTCCTGTCGCCCACGTACGCAGGATTGGCCACCGGTGCAATTTCTCTGACCGGATCCAATATCCCTTCGAACACGACAATCACGGTCGGCGAAGTGTTGTTCTTCCTCGAGGCGTCATCCTTCAAGATTCGGCCGACGAACAAGAAGGGCTGGAACTACGGACTGCGTCGGGCGCCGATGCCGAACAACGTCAGCATGGACGCCCTGTTTATGCGACTGGGCACGAACCTTTACAACGTCATGCCACGCCACAACGCTCAGGCGTACGGCTTCCAGGCTTAAAGGAGAACGACATTGCCTTTTCAACCAATTCTTCCCACATGGTTTGCTCTCAACGCGGCCAATGATACGTCTCCGACGTCTCTGACCGATCTTCGCACTGGCAATCCGATTTTTGCCGGTGGACTGAACCTGGGCGACTTCTTTGACTTGACCGAATCCGAAGCCAATCAGTTGTCCTACACGACGTTGCCACAGGTGCAACTCCATGCCGGCCGATATCGACGCGTTCTGGTCGACTCCGGCGCGACGTCGAGCAACGTCAAGGTCGGAACTGTCGGTCTGATGCTGGCCGGTGGACAACCCCAGCTGAATCGCGTCACCAGTTTCGACAAGGGCATCGTCGGGGCCCACGTCGTGGTGTTCTTGAACGCGATCACGCCTGGCAACTACGGCTTCGTTCAGGAGCTCGGTGTTGCAAGCGTGCTGATGGGCGCCACACTGCAGAAGGCCGCTCCGGCAACGGGCGACGTGATCACCTATACGACACTCGGTGTCGGACAGGACACGACGGCTCAGACCATCGACGCCGCAAATCTGGGTGTCGCGCTGTCTCCGCCAAGCCCGAACACACTGGGCCTTGTGCTGATGGATCAGCCTTCACTGCAAGGGTAAGGAGTCGCATGAATCTGCAACTGTATAAGGGTTATCCCGACAGGATCGGAAAACGGCTTGCCTTCGCTGGCTTTGGGACGGGACCGACATCCTACTCCCAGGCCACCAGGGATCCGGTTTCGATCAATGCCTTCCAGAACTACATCGATGTTCTGCACGGCGCGATCACGGTTAGCGGTACGTTCACGGTCCAGCCAATTCCTTCAGGTCCCGGTCCACGCCAGACCTGGAAGTTGCGCTGGATCGTGTTCGCAACCGGCGCCGAGGTCGCAAATGGAGTCAATCTATCCGCTGAAACCGTGGTCCTGGGAGGACTCGGCGGGACGTATTGAGTTAGGGTACGAGCAAGGGGCAATGGCGTCCGTCCGGCGGTTTTCGGACGGGCGCCATTTTCGTTTAAGGAGGGGCAATGGCCAAATTCATTCAGAAAGCAGTCGAAGGGATGGAAGAAAAGGGGACTGTCGGTAAGTTCGGCAAGGCGACTGCAAAGAAGATTTCCGCCGGCAAGAAAAAGGGCGGCGTCATGAAAAAGGAAGCCGTCTTCGCTGAGAACATGAAAAAGATCGCGAACAAGCGGTAAGAGGTAAATCGTTGGCTTATTCAAACATGAGTTTCAGCCTTCACGGCCAGGTACCGGGCCTGGAATTTCCGCTGGCTCAGAGTTTTATCAACGAGGCGCTGGGTCACTGCTACGACGTTCTGATGTGGTCGTTTCAGTTCAAGGAATCTGGCTGGCTTACGCCTGGTTTGCTATTCCAGGTCGGCAGCCCGATTCAGAGCGCCGGAACGATCACGGCGACGGCATACAGTGATCAGATCGTGGGCGATGCAACCGCGGCCGCGGCGTGGCTCGCGTACCAGACAGCCGGCACATTGCCGCTTCTGACGTCGTTTCAGATCCGAAATCCGTTCTATTCGATCTACAACATCGTGGCGTTCGATGGTGTCAACACGTTCACGATCGACCGGCCGTGGATGGATGTTCCCGGCGCCGGACTGACCTACATGGTCTATCAGTGTTATTTCCCGGTACCGGTGATCGACTTCAAACGGTTCTTTGAAATCCAGGATCCGGTCAATGCCGCACCGATCGACTTCTGGACAAAGACGCGTGACGATCTGGCATTGGACGATCCGCAACGGACCAACTTCAACTTGCCGGCGTTTGCGATTCCCTACGAGGTCGACGCGCGGGCGGGAAGTCCGACTCTTGGATACATGCTCTATGAACTGTGGCCACATCCGCTCGCGGTTCGGCCGTACAACTTCGCGTACTTGCGCCGCGGTGATCTTTTGTCGGCGCCGACCGATACGGTACCACCACCGCTGAACGAAGAGTTGATCATGTGGCGCGCGAAGGAAGTCGCCTATCAGTGGAAGGAAGCGCAAAAGGGTGAGGGGATCGCTCGCGGCGCTGGCGCCGACTGGAGATTCCTATCGGAGCGTGCGGATAAGGAATTCCTCAAGAAACTGAAAATTTGTGCGGATCTGGACCGTGACAAGATGATGACGTACTTCCGGAGATTTGTTCGATATGCGGCCATCGGCGCCACCGGTCAGCCGTTTGCAACCATCGGCGGCCAACTGAACGTCGGCCGGTAGAAGGAGAGTTTATGCCTTTTGGATCATTGCAACAGCCGGGATTCTACCAGCCCGGACAGGCTCGCTTACTCAACGCCGGACATCAGTACTTCCTCTGGCAGAATCAGCGGGTGCTTGCGACACAAGCCAGCGTTGCCGTGGAGCTGGAGCGACAGAAGTCCGCTAATTACCCGTGGGGGGCCGCTCTACAGGTGAATTTCTCCGGCCCTCCCGGAGTATTCGAAATCGATATCGAGGCCGCGGAGCAGGACATTGACGCTGCCTACGTGTCAATCGTCACCATCGTTGCGGTGAATTCGAGCAACTTTGGACGCGCTGCGATTGGATTTACCTGGCCCAAGTACGTTCGTGGGCGAGTCGTGACACTGACCAACGATGTCAGTACGACGCTTCTCATTACGCGATAAGGAGCATCGATGCCTATAGAATTGTTCAAGCCGCAGCACAGGATGAGGGGAGTAGAGACACTGAAAATGGTGAATGAAGAAGATCGTAACAGCTCCGGCGGCTTGCGAATTCAGCCTTGGGTGTGGGCAATCATTGTCAGCCTTGCGATACAAATTCTCGGTGCGGCTTATGTTACCGGCAGGGTGACAGCGCAGTTGGATGGAGTCTCCTATCGTGTGGGACGGATTGAAGCTCAAATGGATCGATATTTCGGTGGTGTAAAACCGTGAACTGGCCAGGGGTTCAGTTCTTCGATTCAAAGCAGTTCGATAGTCCGGACCTGCCTGGATCCGGCGAAGGGATGAAGTTTGGCTTCGTCAAGAAGCTGGACATTCTCAGGGATGAGTGCGGTTTCCCGTTGATCGTGGATTCGGGATTCCGCACGCCGGAGCATAACGCGGCCGTCGGCGGGGAAACCGGCTCCGCTCATCTGACCGGGGAAGCAGCCGACATTCGCTGTTTGGCCTCGAGGACGCGCTACGCGATTCTAGCGAACGCTTTTCGCCTGGGGTTCAAGCGGATTGGAATCGGTGACACTTTTATTCATTTGGACGATTCGACGACTCTCGATCAACAGGTGGTCTGGCTATACCCAACGGGCACGAAGAAAAAACTTTAGGAGGAATCATGAAATCAATTTTCGCTTCGAAAACGTTCTGGCTGAACTTGCTCGGTGGTGCGATTTCCATTGGAGCGTCAGGAATAATTCCACCGAAGTATTCAATGCCGACAATGGCTGTTGCCAACATCGGTATGCGCTTACTCACCAATCAAGCGGCTTACGTCGTTCCTCCGGTCGGGAAATAAAAAACGGCCGGGATTCGCGGTCCCGGCCGGATTTGAGCAGAAAAGGGTAGAGGCTCCAGCGAGAGCAGCTACGGGTTGGAATATAACACAATGGCCTATAGTTACTCCACATTCGCCCAGGCAAAGACAGCGCTGGCAGAACGGCTCGGTGATCCGACAAAGCAGTTCACCAGCGACGCCGAGCTGGGGGCCTACATCAAAGAAGCCCTGCAGAGCTTCAATGCCCTTGCCAACTTCTACCGGGAAGAGTTTGTCTTCAACTCGCAAGCGAATGTGACCTGGTATGACATGACCAACGTGACGCAGATGCCGGCAACGTTGCGCGCGCTTTCGGAAACCGATCAGACCCTTATCAGTTTGATCGAATATCACCTGTTGGAGCCCCAGACTCCCACCTATCCCCTGGCATGGACTGGTTCCCTCCAATTCAACCTGACCGATATCCTCAACGCGATCCAGCAGGTGAGAGATGAAGTTCTGTCCGAAAGCCGATGCACGATCACCGAGAGCTTGATCGCCGCGGCCGCTGGCAGGACGTTTATGGTGCAAACCGTCATCGGACTCCGGCGTGTGGTCTGGATCCCGAATACCGGGCTCGGCTACAGCTTGAATACGCTGGTGCCATCCGACCTCTGGGCCCAGCAAGCATTTGAGTCCGACTTTGTACAGGCCGCACCGGGGATCCCGTTGACGTATCGGCTGTCGACGGAACCGCCCCTTGCCTTCGACGTCGACATTCAGCCGGCGGTACCGGGCCAGTACGACATCCTCACGGTCAATGCCGGTGCGGATCTGTCGACGCTGAGCGCCACGGTTTTGCCAATTCCCAACGATTGGTGCTGGGTGGCAAAGTGGGGCGCGCTGTCACAACTGTTGGGCCGTGACAGCGTTGCCTCAGATCCCTACCGGGAAAAGTACTGCGACATGCGTTACAAGGAAGGACTCGACGCCATGCGATCGGCGCCGGCACTCCTGGGCGCGCGTATCAACAACATTCCCGTTATCCCAGTATCGATGACGGCCGGTGATTCCTACGATGCCAACTGGCAGGGTGCCACGCCTGGGACGCCGACAAAACTCTACTATGCCGGCCTGAACATGATTGCGCTCGCTGCCCAGCCGACGTCGACGGGCTTCTCTGTTACCGCGAGTGTGGTGCGCAACATGGTGCTGCCGTCGCTGGATGCCGATTTTATCCAAGTCGGCCGTGACGATTTTTCGGCCGTTCTGGATGAGGCTCAACACCTTGCCACCTTCAAGTGTGGCGGCGCCGAGTTCGCCGAGACGTTTCCGTTGCATGGAAACTTTCTGCGACGTTGCACGCTGTACAACTCGAAGCTGTCTGCGCTGTCGCTGTACCTCGAGTTCCTGGACGGCCGCGGTCAGAGCGATGAACAACTCCATCCATCCTTTCAGGGACAGGATTCAACAACGGTGAAGTCATGAAAAAGAAACTCGTCATTCTTTCGGTCATTCTCACGGCGCTGTTCTATTACACACTGCAGCCAACGAAAGCCAATTCCGCGGCGCGCGGCTGGTGCGAGTACGGCAATCAGACCGTGTCGACCGGCGGCCTGGCATCGACGACGAAAGTGCAGAAGTCCTTTCCTTCATGCACCGTTACGGTTTTTCTGGCTGGTACCGGTACGCCGGCGACGATCTTTTCCGACAATGCCGGTTCACCGACACCACTGGGTAATCCTTTCACGGCGCAATCGAACGGATCATGGCAGTTCTATGCCGCACAAGGTCTCTACGATGTGGTCCTGAGTGGGGGCGGTCTTCCGACATCATTCACGTTGTCAGGTGTGGGCCTGTTCGATTCCAATGCGATCACGACGATCAACGCGACGACGTTGACCGTGACTGGCGTAACGACATTAGCGGCGACAACGCTGGATTCGCTCGCGTTCAATGGTGTTCTGTTTTCGGCATTGGGAACGCCCAACAACGGAACGATTAAGTACTGTACCAATTGCACGATCGCGGCGCCGTGCGCCAGCGGGGGTACCGGAGCGATCGCAAAGCGGCTGAACAACGGCTGGGTTTGTAACTGAGGAGGTTCTATGCCCGATAAGAAGATGACCGCGGAAGAGGCCAAGGCCACAAAGCAGACGATCACGCATAAGAAAATGACTCCCGAGGAAGCCAAAGGGAATGCGATGGAGAACAAGGCTACCGACCCGGACGAAGAGAAGATCGAACAGAAGCGCTTATCGCTGAAAATTCCGACGCCGGATGACTACAAGACCGCGGCCTCGCGTCAGGCCCTTGGGCGCCTGAACATGAAGAACGATACCAAGCAGGATACCCCTGACGACATGCTGAAGCGCCAGGCGAACGAGAAACAGGCGAAGCCCTTCGCTTACAAGAAGGGCGGCCGGGTGAAAAAGGGCGGCTTGGCGTTGATTCATACAGGCGAAAGGGTTTTGACAAAGTCCGCCGCGAAGAAATACGGCGGCGGAAACGCTCGCAAGATGGGCGCTGCGAAAAAGTGTTAAGGAATCGACCATGAACGATCAATACGCAAACGGAGAAGGAGACACCATGCAGAAGAATGGAGTGAGCGCCGATATTCAAGGCCCCAGCAGCAAGGACAGTTTAGGCGTGAAAATGAATCTGAAGCCGATCAAAACTCCCGGCAGCCGCGGAATCACGCGAAAGAGGGGACTGCCGAAGCGTTCGATGGGAATGAACTACAAGAAATAGGAGACCGACATGCCCGTACAGGTCAACAACGATCTAGTTATTGCCCAACCGCAGGATGTTCCATTCAACGCTGGTGATTATACGGCGTCGTCTGGAACATGGACTGTCACCAGCGGCCAAGTCACTACGAACAACCTGATTAAGATCGGGAACAATGTCTATATCTGGAGCCTGAATATCAACGGTGGCAGTCTCAGCGGTACGCCAGCACAAGCAAAGATCGCGCTGCCGTTCGGGCTGGTTGCCGCCAAACGGGTCGATACGAATTTCTACGGTACTCCACAGGGATTGGCTACTCAATCCCTGATTGCGGCAATTGTTGCTGCAACATCCCAGTTACTGCTTTTGCCGTACTCGGTGCTTTGGACCTCTGGTGCAATGAATATCGAAGGCCAGATCGTCTTCTGGACGTAATGTGAACAATGGGATTCCAACGGCCGGAAGGCGGATGGAGATACAACTTCGGTGGAATGAAAACAAACACGGCGGCCGACGAGATGCCGCCGACGAAGTACCCGTACGCTCGCAATGTCCGGTACGTGAAATCGCTCCAGACTCGGCCAGGCTACGCGCTCCTGTTTGATACCAACCCGACTCCGACGGGATGTTCGTCACTCTTGCTTACCGACGAGGCCGTGACGAGCCCCACCGCTGTTTGGGATGTTCTGGCTTATGCTCCTGAGATTCCGCTTCTTTTGACGATAGGAAATACGGGCACTACGGAAAGATCCGCGACGTCGATCGACGGCGTTACGTGGACAGGGCACAGCTTGGGAATTTTGGGAATGACGGCTGTCGGTATGTGCTGGTCCCCAGATCTGATGATCTTCTGTGCTGTTGGTTCCCGCAATGGTGGAGGAACAGCCAACGTGATGACATCGGCCAACGGTTCAGCATGGACACAGCAAACGACGGCTCCAAATTTCGATTGGACCTCAGTTTGTTGGTCCCATGAACAGAGCCAGTTTGTTGCCGTCGGAAGCGACCAGTCCGGGTCCGGACTACCCCTTGCGATGACGTCTCCAGATGGAGTCACTTGGACGCTCCAGACGTTTCCGGGTAACTTCAATCAGCTGCCCAATGCGGTTATCTGGGTTTCCGCACTGAATCTGTTCATTTCGGTTGGGACAGATCCCAGTTTGAATCAGCCCGTTGTTACTTCTCCCGATGGCGTCGTCTGGACTCAACGGACCGCCGTCAGCGATAACGAATGGCATGCTCTGGCATATTCGCCAACGCTCGGACTGATTGTCGCCGTCGGTGGACTTGGTTCCGGCGTCGACAATCGGACAATGCACTCCTCCGACGGAATGTCATGGACGCTCGGAACTATCCCGGTATTTCCATCGGGAGCTGGACTCTATAACGGAGTGGCCTGGTCTACGTCTCTGGGACTGTTTCTGGCAGCGGGTCCGGGTAGTAGTGCCGGAGGCTTTAACGGTACGTTTGCTCATTCCAGCGACGGAATTCTTTTCGTAGAAGATGCGCCGCCTTTGAACGTAAATAATCTCAATTCGATTGTATCTTTCGAGTCGTCATCGGCGTTTGTGTCAACTGGTTCCCACGCAGATAGCAACGGTGCACAGGTTTTCATAACCTGTGCGGATACTTAAATGGCAGCGATTACAGACATTCGGGCTTACTCCACCCTCGAGACCGACAACTTCCCGGTTCTCCTAGTGAGAGATTCGTCCAACCGGATCTTCGTCGACAGCGGACAGGTTGGCACGCTCAGCGGCACTTCGCAGGGCGCGTGCATGATTCCGTATCGGCCGAATGCGTCTCCCCAAGCCTGGATGTACGTTGCCGGCGCCGAGGATTACAAGAAGTACTCCGCTCCGGACATCGTGACGCAGGGTGTCATCGAACAAGAAGTGGGAATCGAGGAGCAACATGATGCGCCTGGCGCTTGTCCGAATGATTTTGAGTTCACCAGTTATTCTGGTCCCGCGGTCGTCTGGGTAGCCGGCGGAACAGCCAGCGGCCTTGCCGACACCGTTCGTTACTCCGATACCGCAGGAACCATCCTTGCCGATCCGGCCGAACAAGGCGTCACCGATATCAAGGCCAGTGTTCAGGTCAGCACGCTCGACGGCCTTCAGATCGGAATGGCCACGCATTTCAGTACCGGTGAAGATACCGCCGTGACGGAGATCTATCCGGAAATCAACGGCGGCGCGCCGATTGCGATCGAATCGATCTTCTATCTCTCCGGCGGCGCCACCGGGCAGTGTGTCATCGTTCCCATACAAAGCCCGGTTTCCAACGCGTTTCAGATATCCGGCACGGCGCCTTCTCCTTACTCGACCAGTCCACTTGCAGCATTGGTGCGCGGCTCGATTGTGGAACTCAGTGGCGGCGTCGGTACCGAGTTCGTCTTCGTTCTCAGTGTGACGGTGGGTCCGGATGGAACTGTCTGTTTCGAAGCGGACACAGTCAAGGCCTTCGTCGCCGGCGACACAATCACCGGAGTTCCGGCTTTCGGATGCCAGGGGATATCGCCAGCATCTACCGGAGCGACAATCACGACCGCAGATATCACGTACCTTCAGACTGGCGCCGGCATCGGTACTGTTTCGGTTTCACCGTTTGTCACGAGCCCATTCAACGTTGTTTCGTCAGATGGAAGCGCGGTGACGCAGCAGTACGACTATGTCGGCTTTTCCGTCAATATCAGCGATCTTGAACGTCTCGTGGCGGTGACGTTCATTTTCAACACGAATCCGACGATCAACTTCACCGACGACGGTTTTTATTACCAGGCTGACGCTTCGCAATTGATCGCTCACCCGCCTGTACAGACTCAGGTCGACGCGCTGTTTGCTAAGTTCAATGAAGGATTGATCACTCTCGCGCAACTGACGGCCCAGGTCAACGCGCTGTCGATTCTGCCGTCAAGCCAGTACACAACGCTTCTGGTACCGATCACGTCGCTCAAACGGTTCGGAAGCAACATCGGATTGACACTGTCGGACTGCAATGGCTTCCGGATGCAGATCGAAACCACAGGAACGATCAATGTTCGATTCGGTCCGAATACGATCGGAATCGGCGATCAGCCGGATATCGGTCCGACCGGCTCCCCTTACTTCTATCGGATGCGTACTCGCAGCAGCTTGACCGGTGCGGCGTCGAATCCTTCGCCGGCCACACGCTACGGCATCACTTCGCGACGTCAATCTGTCCATTTGTCCATGCAGGACACTGTTCTCGATACTCAGGCCGATACCTGGGACATCTTCCGCATGGGGGGTGCGGTCAACACGTTCCGCTATATCGGCAGCACGCAAAACACTGGCGGTCTCGACACGTTCACCGACAACTATTTCGACACCGCGGCGCTGGGTGGATCCGTCATCGAATTCGACAATTTCCAGCCGTGGCCTACGATCGATCTGCCATACAACGTCACGGCCGGCGGTGGTGGTGGAATCACGATCACGATCGAAGTCATCGGTACCGTCGTGTTGGTGATTTATTCGTCGGCTTCGGTGTTCACCGATCCGGCACCGGCAACAATTCTGCGATGGCTGCCTGGCACACTGATGACGCTCGACAACCTCAATGCGTATACGCTATGGAATCGGCCGACAGCGGTGACGCTGACGTCGCCGCCGGCAGCACACTATTTCGCGTATATGTTCCGGCTTCTCGAGAACGCCGGCACAGCGACTCCTCAGACGCTGACGATTAAAGAGCCGATCGTTGCGAATCAGGATCTTCCTTATCTGTGGGGCCCAGACGCGGAGGGAACTGTGTTCGGCGCCGGCGATCCGTTCCGGCCTGGAAACGTGTACTTCTGCAAATCCTTCAATCCGGACTCGGCGCCGGACAAGTTCAATCAGGAGCTCACCAATCCTTCTGAACCGCTGATGGGTGGTGAAGTCATCAACGGTCTGGCCTTGGTCTCGAGCACCAAACGGTGGTGGGCGCTGTACCCGAATTTCGGATCCGGCAATCGGTACCAGGCCGTGGAGGCGCCGGTCCCTCGAGGATTGGTGGCGCCGTACGCGCACGCAACAGACGGGGTGGTGGTTTACTTCTGGGCAAAAGACGGAATCTGGACCACGCAAGGGCAGAACCTCACCGATGAGGATCTGCACAATATCTTCCCGCATGAAGGCGTTATCGGCCGCGATTACACCTACGGCGGTCTGACTGTGCACGCTCCGGATTACAAATACGCGTCGTTGTTCCGGCTTTGCTTCAAGAACAACTATCTCTACGCGGACTATCGAGACTCCGAAGGTCTCCCGCGCACGCTGGTTTGCGACCTTCGCGATCGCGCGAACCCGGCCTGGTCGGTCGATGAGTATGCGGATCCGATCGGCGTTCACTACAACGTCGAGCAACAGGCCGGCACGCTGCTATCGACCGGATCGATCTACGACGCATTGGTGATGGGCGACGACAACGGGCTGGTTCACGTTCAAGAAGATCTGGTCAACGACCGTGACGTTCCAATCGCTGGGGCCGTGGCGACATTCGAATGGAACGGCGGTGACGTCCGCTCCAATGAGCTCTACAACGACGAATTCATCGACCTGATTCCGGCGGCCGTCAACGGTGTCAACGCCACGATTCTCGAGGGGGGATCGTCCGTTCAGCCGGTATTTGTCATTCCAACGGCCGCGACACGGCAGCACACGAATGTTCCCATCGGGCTCGAGCTGAGCTACATGGGAGTACTCCTGGATTGGATCGATGACTTCACACAGCAAAGTGTCCCGACGTTGCTTCGGTCCTGGCAGCCGATGTTCCAGTCGGTACCGGTGTCGCTCAATCTCTGGAAGAACCAGGGCACGACATTCGGAATGATGGGCTACAAGCACATCTGGCAAATCCTGTTCGCGTATAAGTCCACGGCGCCGGTCACGCTGACGATTACCGTCTACGATGGAACATCGCCGGCCGTGATCACGCTGCCATCGACGGCCGGCGCATATCAGAAAACTTTGTTCAAGCCGACGTTCAACAAAGGGATGCTGTACTTCATCACCGCCGATTGCGCGGACGCGGAATGGCAGCCGTATTTGAGCGATTCGGAATTCTACGTCGGACAGTGGGGCCGGGCCGAAGGCTACAGAATCATCCGGGATATTGAAGCCGCAGTCGGCGTTGGTGAAGGATGAGCACCAACGAGGATCGAGGACGACCAGGACTTCAATATCCGACTGACATCCACCGTGAAAGCGTCCCCGTACAAAAAGCGACGAAAATGATCGTCGACAACCTGTTCTTCCTGCACAAGCAGGTAGAGGAGATTGCCGCCACGGCCGGGGTGTCCAGCCAGGCACTTCAGCAGGTCATTCAGCAGACCGTTAACAATACCTTCAGCGGTGGTGGTGGCGGAGGGGGCGGCGGCGGCGGCGGGGCCGCGATTACGATCATCGTCGGAACGCACTCCACGAGGCTTGTTTCCTTCAGCGCAGCCAGTCAGCCGGTCGGTACTCTTTTCATCGAAACGGATCGTACGGCGATCTACTACATCACCAACGCAGGTATACCGGCGTGGGTATTCGGCGCCGGCATGATGACGGGCGCGATTGCTTCAATTCCGAATGATCTGGGATTGAACGATGCGGGATTCTCGTTTGTCGCCACGGACACGACCGAACTGACGGATTACCTTTGGACGGGTACGAAGTTCATCACAGTCGGAGGACTCCGGCAGGTCATTACCGATGCGGTCACCGCGGCGTCGTCGAATGTGTTCCGGATGGCGCACCGCTCAACTGGCGTGCCAGCGGCCGGTTTCGGTGCAATCGCACGAACGGAACTGGATAACAACTCCAATGCGCTTACCGATGCTTCGGCGTTGGATACGTTCTGGACCAGCGCCGCAGCCGGTACCGAAACCGCGGCGTGGACGGTTCAACTCAAAGTTCTCGGTGCTGCGCTGGCCGACTACTTCCAGGTGCTCTTCAACGGGATCCGCTTCAGGGTAGGAAGTTTTTTCGGGAAGCTTACTCATGCAAATTCCGCCGATCGCACGTACACGTTTCCAGACGCCGATGGGAACATCACCTACGAAACAAGTGTATTAACACTTAACAACTTTTTGTTTGGTGGTGGTGGCGCCCTGGTGAAGGATGCTGGTTTCGCTGTGGTTCCTGCAGCGAACGGTGGTACCGGTGTTTCATACAATAGGATCTCTGATACGGTTGCGCTCACCAATCAGGGGGCAGCGATCGGATCGACGAATTTCGCCAACGGTGGAACTGCAGGAACCTATCGCGTCAGCTATTACCTGGAAGATACAACATTGGATCTGACGGCCGGCACGATTCAGTTGCAGGTCACGTTTACCGACGCGGCCGGTGCGGTGACCGTATCGAGCACGGCACTTCCGTTGACGGCGCTGGGAAGAACGTCAGGGGTATTTTTCATTCAACTTCAATCGGGAAACATCGCGTATTCGACCGTCTTGGTCGGCATCATCGGAACGGCGAAATATGCTCTTTACATTTGCTTGGAACGTCTATCCTGATCGGGCGCTATAATGCGCGAGTGAACGGAGGAAACGATGTCGATCTTCGATGCCTTTAAGGGAGCAGGAAAGGGAGAGAAAAAACAGGAATCGGATACATTCCAGAACCTGGGCAATCTCTTCTCATCCACGTATTCAACTGGCGTCGGGCTCGGGGAAAAAGGGGGTAACGCCCTCGACACAGCCGTCGACTACAACAAGCGACTTGTTAGTGGTGATCGTACAGCCGTCGCGCCAGCGGTCAACGCGGCTGTGGGCGCCTCCGACGCAGCAAAACGCGAACGGGCACAGACCGGTACCGCTCGAGGCGGTGGAGTTGCCGGCGAGAACCAGGAGATCGAGGATCACACTCATGCTCTGATTTCGTCCTTACTCGGCGAACAGCAAACCAGCGCGGCCGAAAAACTGGGAGCGCTCGGAGAAGGCGAAGTCGGGGAGTCGATGAATGCACTCGGGATCTCCAGCGGTACCGAATCGAACCTGAGTAGTCTTCTTCACAGGGACGTATCTGAGAAGGACGCAGCGGCGGCAAAAATGTGGGGATCCTTAATAAGCGGTGGTATCAACTTGGCCAGCGGCGGACTCAGCGGCGGACTAAAAGGTGCACTCGGAAATCTCGCAGGGTAGGTGAACTATGGCAGGAGGAGCAGCCGAAGGAATTGCGGTCGGATTGGGTGAAGGTCTGGGCCAGATCGGGGACGTTCTTCGTCAACGACATTTGGAGCAAAGAAAGGTACGAGATCAACAGGCCGATGCGATTCATCAGCAGATGCAGGAAGTCGCGGCCAATATCGTTCGAATCGGCGGTAAGGACAAGCCTGAAGCCGCGCCGTTGATCGATCAACTCAACCAGCTCAGCAAACAACACAATGCTCTTTATCCGCCTCATGAGACGCCGGCCTTATTGCAGCGGCTTCGAACGCTCACCGGACAGGCGCGAAATGCTCCGGTTCCTGATCCGCGCGCGAATGCTTCGGCGGACACGGCGATGGCCACGGCGAAGTTGCCGGAATACAACACAACGCGCGCCGGACAGATCGAGCAAGCCGGTACCAGCGGTGAAATCGAAGGTCTCAACAACGACGTTGTACAGAAGATCAAACAGAAAAATAACGATGCCACGATCGCATGGGCGCAGAAACACAATATTCCAGACGACGTGCTGCAGGATCTTCAGGCCACACTTGCCGGCGTTCCGGCTACGCTACTGAAACCTCCGGCCGAACGATCCGGGCAGTGGGAAGATCTTACCGGAACGCTGGATGGAAAGCGGGTCACGCTTCACCACAGTAAGGCACTAAACACGACGACCGATTTCCAGGGGAATCCGGTCGATCCGGAAGTTCTCAAGAGATTCGTCCCGGATGACAAGTTCGCTCCGGTGAAGAACAAACAGGCCTGGATCATCGATCCCACGACGAACAAACCGCTGTCGATCATGCTCGACGCCAACAATCACCGTATTCCCGGCACTGAAAATCCAGACGCTGTTCCACCGCCGGGACTGTTCGGCCGAATCACGACGACCGACTACATTACCGATGACGGATTCGGGAACATCATTTCGATTCCGAAAACGACGGTGTCTGGTCCAGTCGGTACCGGTGGCGCCGCTCCACCGAATTCGGTACCCACGCCAACAGGTGCACCAACTGTCTCCCCGGCTGGAGCACCGGGGGGCGGTGCCGGACTACCGAAGACTCCGGCGGAAGCCCGATCGTTACTGCCGCAACCCGGCGGAGCTCCGAAGGTGATCGCCAGCAAAGCCTCGAAGCCGTATCAGGAAGCAAAAGTCAACTTCGACAAAGCTACCGGCATTGTCGATTTGGCGAAAGCGGCCGCGGAAAAGAAAAGCGCGCTCAGTGATCGCAACCTGGCAATCCGAATGGCGCGTGAAGCTTCCGGCCGGTTCAGCATGGCCGAGTATGACACGATGATCAAAAACGCTGGTCTTGGCAACACATTCGAGCAGTGGATGAATAACATCACCAGCGGCGCGTTGCCTGACAATATTCGAAACCAGTTGATTTCGGTGGCCTACGACAATCAGCGCTCAGCAAAGGCCGCACTGGATTCGGCTTCCGGCAAGCCGGCGCCGACGTCGACGACCGATGACGAGATTCTCAAAAAGCTCGATAAGATCAGCGTTCCAGCCGGTTCCAGGGGACGATAATGCCCACAACTCCAGAAGTCGACGATCTTGTTACGACATTCCAGGCGCTTCCTCGAGAACGTCAGACCGCGTTGCTCGGCCGAATGACGCCGGAGCAAAAGGACAAACTGAACGCGGCGCTCGATGCCCACCTTGGAACCGCCCCTACAGCTCCGGCCGCGGCGCCGGCGCCAGAAGGATACGGAAGCGCGATTCTCGGCGCCGTCAAACGTGGACTCACGGCATTGAAGGGCGCCCCCGAAGCGTTAATGAATCCGCCGGACACGCATTACACCCCGAAGGAGCTCGAGAGCAAACTTCCCATCGTTCCGCGATTGCTGTTCAACATTCCGGCAACAATGGCCAACGCTGTTGAGAACGCCGAAGCGAATCGGGCGGCGGCCTCGCTCCGCGGTGAAGGCTGGGCCGGGCAAGCACTCGAGTACGGGAAACAGTTGCCAATCATCGGTGACATCATCCGCACTGCCGAGCCAGCCGGACCCGGCACGCAGGTCGGTCCGCTCAACATCAATCTGTCGCCTCAGAACATCGCTGCAGCGGCCGAAGGTGTGACGATGTCGGAGGCGCCGAAGCTGGCCGTCGACGCAACGGTGGGTGGACTGAGCAAGGTCGGTGCACTGCGTGAAAGTACACGCGCGATCGCACAAGGCAAAGTCGGCGCCAGCGCCTACGAAACCACCGACAAGATCGTGGACAAGTACAACCAGGATGCCGACGCCGCAAAGGTTAAACAGGCGGAATCCGACGCTAACGTGGCAAAAGCCAACGCGGATGCCCAGACGGCGGCACAGCAGAAGACCGCGACCAATCAACAGAAGGTCATCGCCAAAAATGAGTCATCTATGACTCAGGCCGATATCGACACCGAACAGAACACCGCGGCGACGGCGAAGGCCAACAAGATCCAGCAGGAAGCTCACCAGGCCGCAACGCAGGAAGCCACCACACACAACCAGAACGTTGCTCAGTTGAAGAACCAGGCGGCCACCCTGGACAGTCAGCTTCGCGAAGGAAGCGAGCAACTGGGCAACGATGTCGTCGATCTGGACAAGAAACTTCGTCAGGAAGGAAACGGCAAGTATGAGGCCGTACGCGCGAAGGTTGGGGACGATCCGGGCGTTCCGCTTTCCGATATCGCAGCAGCCGCAAAGGAAGCGCAGGGAAAGCTGAAGGGCGCACCGGAGAGCATTCGTCAGTTCAACGACCTGATGAGGAAAGGCGCCGCAGACGAGGATGCTACCGGCCAGATGGTCAACGGCGTGAAGCCGGAACCGGGCACTGGACTCTATAAGCTGATGGAGGATCAAGGCCTTCTCGGCGAGCCGGAGAATCTTCCTTTCGATCAGCTTCAGGGTTATTCCTCCGAACTCGGCCGCAAGCTGGCTGAAGGTGGTCTACCGGGTGACGTTTACCAGGCTGTCAAATATCTGAAGGAACAGGTTGACGCAGCAAAGACCGAAATCGCCGAACGCAATGGCGCCGGGCTCGAGCTTCAGGAGGCCGACGGCTTCTGGAACAAATATCAGGATGCGTTCTACGACAAGGACAGCGCCGTTGCCAACGTCCGTCGACGTGTCGGCGTGCTGGATCCGGAATACTATTCCGAGCCCTTCACCAAAGGTAAGGCCGCCGGCGTCGGCGCCGCGAAGTTGCGCGCAATCCCCACGCAGTACGCCGATGCCGTCAATGCCCTCGCAGCGACCACAGAACGGCTCAGGACAGCGTACGGACAGCGCGGAGCACTGAAGATCCCTTCGGAGAAGCCGTTGCCCACAGCGCCGACTCCCAAGGCCACAGGACCGCGAGCGATGGCAACGCTGCAGCCGATCCCCGGTGAAGTCGCTCCCCAGGTCACGCCTCGGACACAGGTACCGGGGCCGGCCGCTCCAACCGTTGGCGAAATCATGGATACCAAAGCCGAGCGCGCTCGCACGCAAGCCTACGGAATGGGACGAGGATCCAAGTACGACGTGGTCACCGCGGCTGGCGCCCTGTATGCGCTCAGTCAGGGACATCTCTGGACGGCATTGGCGGTACCGGCGATTCGATTCGGAATTCCGGCGCTTCTCAAAACCGACGGTTTCATCGACTTCATTTCAAAACCAACGGCGGCCGATCTGGCTGCAGCGGACAAGCTGCCACCGGCGGTCCGTCAGCAGGTGAAAGCCAACATCCAAACGGTGATCAATCAGACCGCGGCCGCGCACCAGCCGATCACGGTGTCGCCGGCGATACAGGCCTGGATTCGAACCGGAGCTGCAGCCGGTACCGTCACAAACCCTCGAGAAGCCAAGGAAGCATTGGGCCGTCCGACTCCGTGATATATTCCCGGAATGGGAACCCTTCGATATCCAAACGGGTTCGTTTAGGAGATTAGCCGCGCGCCGGCGACCGCGGACGATCCTTGATTTTAAGTCACGTGGTATCCTCCATTCGCCTGTCCCGTAGCTCAGCGGCAGAGCGTCATGCCAAAGAAGGTTGTTGGTTCGAGTCCAACCGGGACAAGGCAAATGGAGGGTAGCCAAGCGGTAAGGCAGCACACTGTTAATGTGCCCATCGGAGGTTCGAATCCTCCCCCTTCAGTTCAATGAATTCCGCTGAAATCCTTACTGCATACGAAATGTGCAACCGGCGCGGCTACTGGGCCCGACGCTGGGAAAAGCACAGGATGACGTCAACCGATCTGGTTCGACGTGCCGTTTCCGCTGCCCTCCTCGAGAAAGACCGCGACGACTACGGCGAGTCCGCCGGCGAAGAACTGGTAACGCTGGCATCTGATCGCGGACTGGATGCCGAGGGTATCAACCTGTACCGATCGGTGATGAATCACGCCGCGATCGCCGATCTGGTTGCCTCCGCGATTCGAAAGCCGAATACCCCGCCGTGGCTGCAAGTCCATACAAAAGGTTCTTCGTGGAACTATTCTGCGCTGTTGGATCCATCCGGAACGACCCTTCGACGGTTTCTTCCGGTTTCCAGTTGGAACGAAGACCGCAAAGAACATGAGGTTCGTTCCTGGTTCGGTATCGGGGAAGTCTGCATGTTGGAAATGCCGATGCAAATGATCGTCGCGCAGATGGGTCCGATGAGCGGCGGCCGGCGCCACGGGTTCTGGTCCAAGGCGCTGTTGCATCCGCAGAAAAGTAGTTTGAGATTCAAGAAACGAAGCCGCGGAACGATCGAGGGATTCAAGGAAACCTGGATCCCGGTGTTTCGCGAGGAGCACGACGAGATTGACCGGCATACCTGGCTCCAGGCCATGTTCGAAGACGACGTGCTGCAGGAGTCCTTATTCGTTGTGGAGATACCATTGCCTGGTGAGCTCGAAGCGGGACGAATCCGGGATATGGCGAAACGGAAGCTCGATATCGTGAGACGCGTTACCGAGCTCCCGGATAAGCAGCTGTCTACGTGCGACGGGCCTCTGGCGCCGTGTCCATTTCGGGACTGTTGCTGGGGACAACCAGAATCGGCTCCGGCGATTGAAATCTTTGATGCTGTCTCTTGAAGTACGGGCCCCACTCCGCAGCCCAAAGGTTCTTCCAGTCCAGCCGCGGCGGTAACAGCGATTTCCCAACCAGAAAGCGGTGCGGTGTCGCGTCGTTCCGAGTTAATGCCTTTTTGATCTTCCACGCCCATTTCTTCGGGTCATAGACCGGCCGTACGCAGTTGAATACACTCTCCAGACGTGTCAGATCCGGCTTGATCAGGTACTCCGGGTCCATATGTTCGGCGTGGCCGCCGACGCTGCCGGCGATCACCGGTGTTCCACATGCCAGGCTCTCGAAGATCGGAAAGCCGAATCCCTCCGGACCGATGCCCAGGGTCAGGTCGCACGCGGAGTAGGCTTTCGCCATTGCATCGTCGCTGACCAACTTGACGCTGATGAACGCGCGGTGGATCATATTGAAGTCCTGCAGCAAGGTACCGATCGCCCAGTTCTTCTCGACCTGATCAATCTGAATGAAAACCCGAATCGGTACCTCTTTATTGACTTCTGACAGCGCTCCGATCGCCAAGCCGTAATCCTTCCGCGTGTTGTTGGTGGCGACGATTCCCACGATCTTTTCGTAGTCCTCGAGTACGTTGCCGACAAAGCCGAAGTCCTGGCGAAACACACCGCGGCGATCCGCTTCCCGGCGTGGGTGAAAAACGTGGGTGTGAATGCCGTGGGGAATTGCGATCAGGTCGCGCGCTTTGCAGTCGAATTCCGAGTAGGTTTCCTCGATGACTTTCTTTTCCCATTCGCTGTAGGCGATGATCCGATCGAACCCGTACAAACATTCAGCGTTGGCGATCGACAATTTCCCCATCGGTCCTTCGGCATCCATCGGCGCGTAGATCCACTTTTCGAATGGTTTCGTCATCAGCCATTCGCTCATTTCCTTGTTACGGCTCCATAGCTTCTGGTCTGGCCGACCGAACCAAAGCAGCCGCGCCGGATCCCATACGCACAACACGGCGCCTTTGCGGGTGCCGGCGAAGTTGTACCAGACGTCCTGCAGGGTGGGCAGGAACCATTCGTGCATGTTCTCGATTGGGTACTGAATGAACGGAAGGTTGCGATCGCCGCTACCTCCATATCCAAAGGTGGCAACTTCGTATTCATTGGGAAGATTGTGATGGATTCCCAGCGCCAGGTCGCGGGTGATTCGGCCCAGTCCACTTGAAGCCGACGGTGCATCGGAGATGATCAGGAGCGGGACTCTCATTCATTCAATCCTTTCATGGCAAAACTTCTACGCCGCCCGGTTCGGGCAGGAACCTGTCGTCATCATCACCGCCGGGAAGATTCGTTTTCACAACGCTTCCCTGGGCCTGTGATCCGCGCGCAATCGACGGGTGAGGGGTAATGTAACGCAGCAAGTGTGGTGGAACACGGCTTATGACGGCCGCTGGCAGTTCCACTGGCGGCGCCGGCGGCCGTGGCGATTCCCGCACCGGCAACGGATTCAGCGCCGGAGCTGTGGATTTGCCTCCGTGCATGTGGCCCTCGAGTACGCGCTTGACTTCGTCGAGACTGGGAATCTCCTGCTCGAGCGCGGCCATACGAGTTTGACACTTGATGTACTCCGCGATGGCCTTCTCGTACCGTTTCGTCGCCAGTTCCAGCGCGCGGCCGTATGGACTTCGGCGTACCCGTCGCGCCGGCTTCTTGAGTTTCGGTTTCGGCTTAATCTTTCTCATCAGGTGCCCCATGTCCGAACATCTCGTAGTACTGCTTGGATCCAACCTTGCAGCCCCACTTTAGCTCGAAGGTGTACCGGTCCTTGTCGGCCTGTTCGGAGATTGAAGCTTTCTCGCCGGCCGTGGCGCTCTTCAACGTTCCGCTGGCGTAATGAAAGAACGGGATCCCGATCGTGTAGGCCTCAATCCCAGCCTTGTGCATTCTCAGGTGATAGTCGCCGTCGGATGCGTACAGGTGCATCGATTCGTCAAAGGCACCCACCTTCTGCCAGACACTGCTTCGAATCAGGAAGCAACTGAAGTCCGGATGTGGCCGCGGCGCCTTTCGCCATTCGCCCTGGATCCCGCCAAGGTTGTCGACGCTGACAGCCGTTACGAACCCGCCACCGTCCTCGAGGAGGGAGCGCACGCAATCTTTTCGCAGGACGATATCGTTGTTCAGAACGACGGCGACATCGTGGGATCTGAAGGCCGTTACGAGAGCCCAATTCCAGCTTGCCGATACTCCCAACGGGGGACAAAATCGCTGCGAGAAAACTCGATTTCCTTGTTGCGCCAACCATTCTTCAGTTCCATCTGAACTGCAATTGTCGACAACTGTTATTTGCGTTGGGACGTCCTGTTCAAGCACTGACGCAATGGCGGGTTTCGTCAACTCCAAGGCGTTTCGGCACAACATGATTACTGGAACGGCATCGTTCATTCTTTCCTCCAAATCTGAATTGAGAGAGCAGTTTATTTGATTTCGATCTATTGCATTTGTGGCACGCCCAGCCGAGATTTCCGATGCTGTGGCGGCCGCCTTTACTGACAGGAATAATGTGATCCAACTCTTTGTCGAGAATCGGAAGCTTGCAAAGATAGCAGCATCCCTCCTGGCGAATCAGGAGTCGATGAAGGTCACGTTGCGTTACTACGAAAACGCCGTTCTGCGATTGAAGCATTCGCCGTCGACGACTTGCTTCTGTTCTGGGTGCCGGATTTGCTTTTATGCAAGCAGCGATCCTTTCCTTGAACAACTGTGGATGCGCGAGTCTCCATCGCAGTGATCGTTCGCGGATCTTAGGAACATTGGTGTCTTTCTTCCGGCTGGTGCGTTGTTTTGCGTTTGAGCAGTCCGCACATTTCGACAATCGTTTCCCCGGCTGACCCTTCCAGAAGTTTTCGATGGGGAGCACCTTTTCACAGCCTGAGCAGCGGCGCAGATTTTCAGCCGTAAGTTTCTGCGCTTCGTAGTATTTGGCGGAACCCCGTAGCCGGTGCTTGCGAGGATGTCTCTTTACAGATGCTTGTTTCGTGCAACGCAATGAGCAATGCAAGGCATCGCTGCGTGACGGTTGGAATTCCCCACCGCAGTTGCGGCATTCACGAAATGGATTTAAGTTTGGTCTGGTTCTCGCCGCCACTACTGGATCACTTTCTCTGTCATTAGGTAGTCCGCATTCTTGTCGATCGCACGCCGCGCATCCGCTTCACTGGCGAATCCTCCAAAGCGATACCAGTCGTCTCTTATGGTCTGTTTGATATCCTTGAGCGCGCGAACCAGCGTGCGTCGACCTGCTTTTGAACGGCGGCTTTTGGTGCTCATTTGATGGCCTCGGCTCCCGCGATCCACCTATCATCCCGAGCGATATCAGCCCCCGGAATTGTTCTCCAGTCGAAGGTGCGAACAGTGCTCCAATTTGCAGTCGCTCGAAGGTAGTCCAGAATTCCGTCGCCTGAGAACCCCCAGGCATGACGGTCGGCTTCGTCACCCATGTAAGCGCCGTAGACATTGGTCATGTAAAGCTGCTCGGTGAGCTCACCACGCAACCACATCTCGGCCAGCTTCTTCATGTCGGGAACGAATATCAGGAGGCTTCCGCCGGGCTTCAGCACGCGCCAAGCTTCGCTGACGAAGCCGTTCCCTTCCCCACAGCCCACATGCTCGAGGGAATGATGAGACACCACAAAATCGATGCTGTTGTCCTCGATGGGCGTCAGGTTGTTCCAATGCCCTAGAATGTCGGGATTCCAGCGCGGATTGATATCGATGTTGATCCAGCCTTCTTTCTTGTCAAACGGCCGCTGGCCGCTACCGCAGTTGAGTCCGATCATCGTGGTACCTCATAGGGAAGAACGTCTTTGAATTCGTCGTAGATGTATCGGTGCGAGTCGATGTATTGCTTCCAGTGCTTCTCGTCCCGGCCCATACCGAGCTTCACGAACGTCTGACCGCCCAAGTGCTGACAGGGAACGCCCACCAGGCGGATCTTGTAGCCCAGCCGGCGCGTCATGCAGGACAGCCAGTAGTCGTAGCAGACGTAACCGATCGGCGTGTTCAGTGGCCAGCCGCCGACCTTCTCCAGTACTTCCCTTCGGACGATCAATGCAAAGCCGTCGAGCACGGCAACGTCGCATTGCCCGGTGAATCGCTTGCCGTGGTTTTCCGCGTCGACCATGTTGGAGAAGAAATCGTTACGCGCCAGCTGTTGATACTCGTACGGCTTCAGATACAGACGCGGATCGCCGTGGCCCATCGCGCCACCGAAACCCACCAGGCCAACCTTCGGATCCTCGAATTCCTTCAGGACTCGATCAACCCAGTCCGGATCGTTGATGAGGGTGTCGTCGTGAAGGTAGGCCAGAACATCGAACTTATCTGTCAGTTCAAAGGTACTGCCTTGGAATGCGTAATCATAGGCCCACATCATGCCCCTAGCCCCATTTACGACAATCGCAGGAACCGGATATCCCACCTGGATCGCAACGTTACCGTGAACAAACGGATTCGCTTCAACAGAATCGATGTTGATCCAGCTTTTAACAGCAGCCTGAAGCGACTCCGCTCCTGCATGAGCCGTCACAATTGCTAACTTCATATCGAGAATCCGTCTCCAAAAAAGGCCGTGTTGTCGCTCCACCGGGTAGCCCGGTGAGTGAAGAGTCCGTGTGAGGCGAACAACTGGATCCAGTCGGCATCCGTCTTCGTCTGTTCATTCGGTTGGTCGAAGTGCATCCACAGTTCGTTCGGGCAATAGAAGTAGAACCAGCCGGTGTCCTTCAACAACGCGTGGATGTTGTCGAGCGCCGAGGGAAGATCGACGATGTGTTCCAGCGAACCGATACTGACGACGTAGTCGAACTTGGCCGGGTAGAAGTCATCGAACACCGGAAGGGTCAATCCGTTCCCGATGTCAGCGAGAATCAGTTTCGCATCCGGAGCGCGCAACGTCGTGTGAGCAATTCCTATCCGGCTCAATTCAATGCCGACGCAACTGACGCGCTTTGTGGCTTCCCGTAGGAAATGACCGGCGCCGCAGCCGACGTCGAGCAGCCACTTCGATTTATCGAATGGGACTCCCATCTCGTTCAGGTGCTGATTGACTTCCTCGGCCGGCGTGTTCCAGCCGTCGCCCATCTCCAGGTACTTGTTGTCATACCAGTCCCCGAGCTCTTTTGAAGTGTGGAATTGTTTTCTGTCTGTCCCCAGTTTTTCGTCGCTCATTTTTTCTTCGCACCTTTCAGGATGAATTGAATCGCCGCCCTCAATTTTGCCGTGCAGACGTCACAGACATCCTCCAGGGACAGCAGGAGTTTCTTTTCGGCCGCGCTATTGGCGACATAGCCTTCCGCTTCGGTGATATCCAGCGAGTAGAGCATTTCCTTGTTGACGTCAGAGAACGTTAGCTTGCAGCATTCGCAGATTCGGGCCTTCATAGTTTCCTCCAGATTCCCAGCGTGCCCACGGTCGGAAGTTGCATCCAGTGAAGCCGGTTGTGGAAGTACTCGGTAACGGCCTTTGTCACGTCCGGCAAACTCTCTCTCTGAAAATCGTGAAACATGGCATATCCACCTCTCACCACGTGCGGCAGGAAATGTTCGCAGTCGGCCAGTACGCCCTCGTAAGAATGATCACCGTCGATCAAAATTGCCGCGATTGATAGATGGGGATCAGCTTCTTGACTCCGATAGGGGGACAGGCTCATTTGTGGAAGTTTCGGAATCGCCGCCAGCATTTTTCGGAACTCCAGTTTAATATCCGGATCGATTCCCCAGTACCCCAACTGCCTCTCCGTCGCCACCTGTAGGGCGATTGAACTGGATCTGCCATACTCCAGTCCCACTTCAACAATCGTAGATTTTTCAGGCAGTGACATCAGAATGCCGAAGTACGCCGCACACTCTTCCATCTCGAACGACGTGTGGGATCCGATCGTCTGTGTGAAGTCGTAGACCTGTTCAAACGTCAGCATTCAGTCTCCGATCTCAATTAAATGGCTGCAGTAAGCTTCGCGTCCCGCTCCGAGAACGCGATAGTGCGGCTCGTCACATGCTTGATCCGGTTCTTTGAAGGCATTCGCTGGGACCATGATTTCCACCGGCTGTCCTCTCATTCTCTCCCAAGCTTCGGGTATATCCTGTGGGTGTGGCTCGTGGACTTTCATCACTTCACTCCACGGAATATTTCTGAATCGGGTTTTTAGCGTGCTCATGGCTTCCTCCGGATCGCAAGGCCGTCCCAGTCGCCCAGGTCTTCCCACCCGGCGCAGCACTTGTCGACAGCGGTTGTCACGTCAGGAAAGCAGCTGTGGTAGTCGTGAAAGCACGCCACCCCTCCGGACTTCACCTTCGGCAGCCACAGTTCGCAATCCTTTGATGGGCCACCGTCCTCGATATCGTCAAAGTGGTGTGCGTCGATGTGAATCAGATCCAGCGTTGCCATCACCAGTTTAGCGGCCGCGGCCGATCTCATCTGCAGCACGGCGTAGTTCGGTGTTGGCTCGAACCGCTTGATCATATCTTCAACCTTGGCCTGGTTGTCGATCAGGACGCTTTCCCAACTGTCGACCAGGTAGAACATCGGTGAAAGGCCCAGCGTGGCAAACAGCATCACGCTCAGGCTTCGTCCCTGGTCCACTCCAATTTCGGCAACGTTGCCGCCCCACGGAACACAGAGTCCCAGCTCGTACAGCTTCTCCGCGCTCAAGCGCGTGAACGATCCCGGTACCGTGTCGGTAAATTTCCAGACTTCATCGAAGGTTTTCACTTGCGGTTTCTCCTCTCCTTTTTCTCTTCTTTCGTTAGGCAGCGGTAGTGCTTCCATCCGCCCACAACTTGACACCGCGGACCGACATTCCAACAGATTCGGCACCTTCGAGATATGTGGCCCCACGATGGCCTTTTCGCGGAACTCATATGATTCCGAGCGCGCGCGCCCACGGCTTCAGGGCTTCGTCTTTGCCGGTTTCTGGATCCGTGTAGCCGCCGGACAGGTGGAGGATGCAGGGATGTGAGCCTGTCACTGTATTGAGCAGTCTGTTTGTTCCGGGAGTCGGATTGTTGGAGCAAATCAGATTTAAGTCCGACACCTGAAAGATCTGGCATTCACTGTCCAACGTCGGACGGAACCACCCCTCGCGCCAGCCCTCGTACCAGTTGAAGCAGTCATCACCGGTTTGCTCCGGCATGTCCACCATGCGTTCGAATGCGTATATTGCCTTCCGAAGTTCGGCGAGATAGCCGCCTCGATTCGGGTACCGGTAGGGGATAGTTGTGTCGAAACAACCATCGTACTTCGACATATCCGATTCGTTCCCAAGGCCGATATAGGCAGAAGCAAGGAACGGCGGGGAACCCATGCGGACGTACTTCTCGATGATTTCTTCTAGTGGCGCCGTGAAGAACGCGTCCCAGCCATCAGTGAATAGAACGTGAGTGTAGCCAGCCGGGATATTCCACAATGCTTCCAACTGCATATCGAGCATCATCCGTTTGTAGCCCTGGAACTGAGGGGTGCCCATCCCGTACAGGATCGGATCGATCTTGAACTTCTCGCACGATCGGAGAAAGATCCACAGTTTCCGCCGGGCTTCCCCCTCACTTGGGAATGCGGCACACGTGAGTACAGCGAGTTTCATTGAAAAGTCACCCTCCCTCGAATATTCCAGAAGTCCAGAAGCTTGTCGTTCTGTTCACACAGTTCTTTGTAGCCGGCGATCGCGGTATCGCCGGAGCTCATCAGGCCCGTGTGAATCACGCATTGCGGATCCGTCACCGCGAAGCGGTAGCCGAACTTGTCCCGCGCGCGCATACACAATGCGAAGTCTTCGGATCCTCCAGGGCCGCCGGGTTCGTCCCACGGGCCCACGTAGTCAAAAACGCTCCACGGCATCATCATGGCCACCGAGGAGATTACCAACGGCTCGCCGTATCGGACCTCCTCCATAATCTTCACGCTGCCTTCGGAATCGCGTTCGATGATGTTGTGACCGATCTTTGGTTCGCAGTGATTAAACGGATGGGAGTATCCCGAAATGATTGCGTTCGGCGCCCAATTTGCCAGACTGTTGAGTCGCTCGTCCCACTTGTCGCAGAGATACACGTCATCGTCCAGGAACAGAACGTGTTCCTGCCGGCGGTACCGGGGAATCGATCCGGCGCCGATATTACGTGCCCTCGAGGCGCCGTACTTTGTCAGCACGATCGAGACGTCGTTGTACATTGGCGGAGTTTCGTCGTGCTCGTCCTGAAGATCGAACACGACCGTCAGGTGGTGGGATTTTCGATCTGCAGCATTATTCAACAGGCTTGCTACTGTTTGCTGAAACAGCAACGGCCGCCTGTAGGTCGTTATCATTACGATGTTCATTTCTGGATCACCACCATGTTGTCGTCGCGTCCCTTCTCGCCGCGCCAGAGTTCCCCACCGAACTCAGTTGCCAATGCGTGCCCTTTTTCGTTGTCCCAAACGTCTTCGATCACGTACAGCGCGCCAACTGGCATGTATGGAACAAAGAACTGCGCCGTAATTCTCTGGTGTTCGTAGATGTGGGAACCGTCGTCGATGATCACGTCTGGGAATCGCTTGCATTCGTAGGCCACCTTAAACAGATCGCTCCGCGAAGATTGATCGCACACCATAGAATGGATCCGGCCTTCATTGATCAGTGTCCCTTCCCGAATGTCGCACGCGAATATCTCAGCGTCCGGAAAGTACTCCTGCCACATGTACAGGCTGGATCCGTGGATGTAGGAAACACCCTCTGGTAAGAACGGCGTCATCAGGTCCGCGTAGCCGATGCCAATCTCCAGTAGTGTTTCCACCTTGCGGTCCTTGAACAATTCCTCGTATTTCGGAATGTAGGAGTGCCAGTGGAGTTTGTCGCTGTGAAATATCTCGGCCAACTGCAGGAGTGTCGGTTTCATTTCGGATCCCTCGGCCGATAGGCATTGGCCAGCCTGTGAAGTTTCGAATCCCGCGGGTACGGATTCGACGGATAGTACTTTCGTTTCTTCTTTGCTTTCATGCGAACCCTTCTCTTCTGTGGATCGAACGCGTGTCCAGCCGGCCGGAGAGACTCGGCCGCGACGATCTTCTCCGCGGTCCGGAGGCCTTCCCATATCCACTTGTCGCCGATCATGTGCGCCTCTTGAAGCTTTTCCTCGATGGACAGGTCGCCCAATGATTGATGAACTCGCCTTTCTCGTCGGGCATGTCGAAGGGCATCCATTGACCTCGAGGGGTGACGAACCATTGGATCTGGGCCGGACATCCACGGCACTTTCCCTCTGTGCTGTACTTGAAGCCGTCCGCCTCGAGGCCCTCGCGTGTTTTAGGTAGTGCTGGCATCTCGAATCTCCATGAACGCTTTTATGAACTCGACCGCCGTCGGGACGCAGATCGCGTTACCGTAGGCGCGCAGCTTCCCCACTCTGGCGGGAACCCCATGAGCCAGCGGGAATGTTCCGGGTTCAATGCGCCTCGTTTTCCCGTCGATTGAAAATGCAAGATCGAAGTTGTTCCAGAAACCGTTGCCGCTTGCCGTGGTAATTGGTCGTTCCTCGATCGTTTCGATCCGTCCGGATTGGTTCCCTCCGCCGCCATTCCCGGCGTATCCTTCCAATCCCGGCTGGACGCTGTCGACCAACCGGTGAGCATGACCTGATCCTCCAGATTGATCTGGTGACCGGCTTCCATCCGAGCCAGCACTTTGGCTGGATCCTGAATTGCCCCCCCCCTTTTGTTGTGATCGGGTGAACGCCACCCAGTAAAGCCGTTGTCGGATATGAGGCGCTGTCGCGCTCGCAGCGCACAGATCGGCGCACCCGACGGCATAGCCCAATGCCTCCAGGTCATTACGTACTCCGGCGAACCACCGACGTCCATCCGGTGACGCAACCTGTTCTCCAAAGACTGTTGGAGGCTCTCCGAGCGCGATAAGTCTTCGGAAGTGTGGCCACTGGTCTCGCTCGTCGGCGTGGCCTTTTCGCTTGCCGGCGATACTGAACGGCTGACAGGGACAGGATCCACTCCAAACAGGCCGAGTTGCTGGCCAGCCAGCGAGCCGGAAGGCAAGCGGCCAGCCTCCAATCCCCGCGAAGAAATGGGCGTGGATGCTGTCTTGAAGGTTTGCAAGCGTGATTTCTCCGATACTGTGTCGATCAACTTTCCCTTCCGGAATATGACCCGCGGCGATCAGGTTTTCCAGCCAGTCCGCAGCATATGGATCCCATTCGTTGTAGAAGTCCATTTCTCATTTCTTGCGTTTACGATTGATGTGACTGGTATCCTTGCGATCGTCGTCCGGATCCGCCGGCGCAGTAGCGGCCGCGGCTGCCGCTACGGCGCGTTTCTCTGCCTCTGCCGGCGTTTCCTTCTTAGCGATGAACTTCACTTCGCCGACAGCCTTAGTCTTCAGGTCTTTTTCGCAGAGGAACGTTTCTTCCGAGTCCTGGGCAACGGCCGGATTCTCGCAGTACTCGCAGGTGGGAACTCCGCTCAGCGGCAGTTCCTGTTGCATGGTTTCGAACGTCAGGAACACTTTCCGCTTGAAGTACTTTCCCATCATGGAGAACGACAGATCGTCTTTGGGCAACTCGGCGTCGAAGATCAACGAGAACTTCGGATCCTCCGGGAACAACTTCCGCGCGCTGATTTTCGAGATCTGGACGGCCTTCAGCATCACGGCATGATCGTCCATTGCCGGATCGTCGACCGGATACATGATCATCGTTTGCAGGTCGACGGTACCGATATCGAAGTTGACGGATTGAATCTCCGGAATCGGTTGCGGAGTTTTCGAAGCGTCGAACTTGAAGATGCGGTCGGCGATCGCCGGCGAGACCTCGCACGCCAGCGCATGGGGAATCGGCGTGATATAGATCTTGAAACGAACCATCTGGGCGTCTTCTTTTCCCTCGAGGGATGCGCCTTGAATGAATGCGGGAATCTTTGGTGTTTGGAACATTGTTCTCCTTTACGATTCGGACGGTGCCGGAAGTAGTTTCTGATATCCACTGCTGACGGCTCGTTGATAAAGCGTCTCGTTTGGCGCCACTTGTATGTACGGCATCATGACTTCATCGGCCTTGGCCATTCCGGTTTCCACAAGAGCAACCTGAGCTTGGATCCATCGGTAGATCTGGCGCCAGGCTACCCGTTTCGCTTGCGACATATCCTTGGCTTTGTCCCGTGAGTAGCCGTCGCCGTTGATAATTTTGAAGATCGGCTCGATCCGTGCCGGCAACTGAAAAGGAATGGTATTGCCGCCGACCAGCAACGTAAAGTACAGCCCGGAGGGTTCCCCTTTTTCGAACTGCGTGGCGATCTGCGTCGCGCCCATACGAACAAGGTAGGACTGGATGTCCCCTATTGTCCGGATGGCTTCAATCTCAGTCGAACCCATGAACAGGTCTTTGCGTTTCATTTCGACCGTTTCTTTCTTCGCGCTTTCAACTTGGCTGCAATCCGAGCGAGCCGAACCTTCGCGTTGCCGCCTTTGTTGCGAGCTCCGGTGTACATGGTTCCTTTCACCGAGCAAGCCCTCCGAGAACAAACCGGTTGCCGTTGCTGCGCCAGAAATTGAAGTGCGGACGGCACAGATCCAATTCCTTGCCGATATCGTTCCTGCAGTCCTTACACATCCAGGTATCGCAGGTGCCGCGCTTGTTGTTCCGGAATACCGGGTGATCGCACTGGTACTCCGCAACCGCCGGGCAATAGAAACACCGGTGCTTTTTCGGCCATCGTCGGCCGCAAATGATTCCGATTCTCCCGTCGGGCAATACAATGCGCGAGCATGTCATCAGTTTTGATCGTCCGCATTGCCAACGCCGGCGAAGAACGCGCGCACTTCGTCGTCGATCGCCGTCATTGCTACAGTTGCCTTGCCTTCGTCCTGTTCGGAGATTGTGACCATAAACTGAAACATGGCCGCGGCTCCGGAATAGAAGGCCCGACGGGTTTCCTTGATCTGCGTCAACGTCGCATCTCGAGGAATCATCTGCCGGTAGACGGCCCAGAGCTTGTTGATCGGCCGCGACGGCCGTGTCTCCTCCCCGCTCATTTGCTTACATCGGGAACAGATCCCGGTTCCCTTCTCCCGATCGACTTCCACCCAGAAGCAGCCACCTTCGCAACAACCCATTTCCGTACAACCACATTCGGTGCAGGTGGCATCGCGAAGTTCCTCGTCAGCCACGATCGGGGATTGACGCTCGGCAGCCATACTGCGCCGCGGAACGTTTTGCTTCGTCGCTTTGCCTGTTGCAGGACTTCGCGCCATTTCACCTTTTCTCCTTCAATGCTTTCAGGGCTTGCGGACATTGGTTGTACGGCGTCTGCGTGCTCTTGTGCCGCGCATCGCGTCCGCCAGGTTGTTTGGCCTCGAGTGTCATCAGGCAGTACATACAGAAGCCGGTGTCCTGATAGTCGCCGGCGGTCTGTTCGGGTAACTTCATGCGAACTCCAATTTGAAATCGAGATTCGTCAGATCGCGCGTGAACATCTCGAAGAGGCGCATCGTCAGGTCAATGTCGTACATCGCGTCGTGGGCCTTTGCCTGGTCGACCTCCAGGCCGGCAAACTTAGCGACCGTGGTCAACCGGAAGTTTGGAAGCTGACCGCGCGTATCCATGTAGCGGATCCCGGCCAGCTTGGCGACGTCGATCACCGGCCACCAGAACCAGGAACCGAAATAGTCGTCGCCGTTCTTCTTGAACCAACTACGAATCATGTCGGCGTCGAAGTCCCCGTTGAATCCGCAAAGCTGGAACTTGTCCCTCGGATTGTATTTGTCGACGTACTGTCCCAGCATTTTGATGAATATCAGGTAGGCACGACGCGGCTCCTGATATCCGCGAATAATTCCCTTCGTCAATCCATTGACCTGCAGGGCTTCCTCGGCGATCAGGTCATCGTCAAACGGCGCCGCGGTGAGGTTGAACCGCTCGACGATCTTGCCTTCTATGGCGATTGCGCCGGCCAGCTGGATCAATCCGGATCTTTCCTTGTCGGTACCGGTGGTCTCTGTATCCACGAAACAGATGTTCATTTCGACTTCCTTCCTTTGGTGAGTTGGCCTTTGTTTATATCCGCGAGCCATTTCAACTGGGCGCGGGAAACATAGGTCTTTTCGAATCGCCGATTGAACCGCGGGATCTGGCTGGAGAAGAAATCCGCAGACTTCGGATTCTTGAATGTGGCGCCGACCTCCAGTTTCTCTTGAATCTTCTGGAACAGCCGGTAACCCTCGATCGAACGTTCTTCGTCAGTCATTGGTGATGCCCCAGAAGTCAGAAACAAGGAACTGGAACGGCCGCAGTTTTTTGGTCTCAATGGTGACTCGCGATTTGTTTTCCGGCGTCGACGCACAGGGTTCATGCTTAACAAGAACGGTCTGTTCCTTGAATCCGGCCTTGAAAGCCTCGGACTTCGTCGCTTCGTCGCACGCCAGAATGATCGCTACCATAGATCCTCAAAAATCTGGGCGGCTGTCATCGCGCGCCCTTTCGCACATCAGCCGCCCAGTAGTGACTGACAAGAAGGTTCGGCCGGTCTCCTGCCAAGGCCACCGGCCTCCCCTGTTTACGCCGCAGACATCCCGCGGCGATCCCCTCCTTGGCAGTGGGGGATATCAAAGCGACAGTTGATCGTCGCCCTTTTTCTTTCGCTTCTTGGGTTCCTTCGGCGCCGCGGCCGCCTTCTCTTCCTTCGGAGCCGCCGGCGGAGGAACGTCGCTCACACGGATCAGATTCACGGAAAACTGTTTCTTCGGATTCTCCGTTGTGTACTTCTCCATGAACTGTTGGAACTCGATTGTCTTCAGGTTGACGTCGGCCTGGTCGGCTTCCGGGATTGTGACTTCCTTTCCCTTTTTCCATTTGCCAGTGATCAGCAAACCACCAGCGACACCGGTTTCCACCCCGCGGAACTGTTGGCTCTTCCACTTGTCGAGCCGATTGAATTCGCTCCATTCCTCGTCGGTCATCTTCCGCTCGAGCTCATTGAAGCGCTCAGCCTTGGTGATTACCTCCGGATCCGTGAACACCTGGGCGCCGGCGCCGAAGTCCATCGGTGGATTGCAATTCCGTCCGAAATGCGGACAGAACTTGCACTCTTCCTTTTCGGCCGTGTAGTCGGGAAGCGTGCCGGCTTCCTTGTGATCCATTGCCTGTTCGGACTTCACGAGGAACTTTTCAACCCTGTCCAGATTCGGATAGAGCTCCACCGGTATCAACGCCGGCAGTCCGCTACGATCGAGCAGGAAGAATCCCAAGGGTACGTTCTCTGCGAAGATGTAGGACAGCAATTGGTAGGCACCGGCTCGAGTCCAGCGGCTCTTGAACAGATCCTCGAATACGTCGATGTGCGCAACCAACTGTGCACTCCAGGCCTTGGCCTCGATCGGAGTACTCCGCTGTCCGTGCAGGAACTTCAGGTTCTTGTAATCGCGGAACACCAGACGGCCGTCGATCTTGCCGGTGATGCACACGCGCCCTTTCTTGTCCCGTATCTCGAACCGTTCCTGTTCGCCAGCCACTTCGAACGACGGTTCGGAATTACGGCCGACTTTCTTCAAGTCGGCCATTAGGTCACGTTCCCGATCATTTCCACGACGAAAGCGCGCAAGGGTATCGGCATCGAAGCCGGGCAGCGTGTCGCCGTGGGTCATATCGAGAACCATCTGGCGTGTGCACTCCCGGTAGGCCGATGCGTAGACGTTGTTACGCTTGGACATTGGCCGCGAGTCCTGATTCATGAACTGGGCCCACGCCGTTTCAATGGCCTGTCCCATCTGAACCGCGGTCATCTCTTCGGGCTTGACGATCTTCTCTTCCGTGCTCATACGTTCTTCTCACTTTCGGCGATCATTGCGTCGGCATATTCGAAACGGAGTCTTGCGACTAACTCCATGAAGTGAGTCCGCCAATGATAAGTGGATGGCTCAATTCCCAGAATTTCCGCACATTGGCCTACAGTAAGGGTGTCGATCAACCCAGCGATATCGGGCGCCGTACCCGCGAACCATTGCCGGAGGGTCATTCCTTCGTTTGCCACGGTCATCCCACTTTCCAGCCAACTGACAGGAAATGCGCGCTTCGAACTATCCTTTGGCATCGTCGGCCTTCGCTTTTCGATCGGCAATCTGCTTCAGCAAAACGTCATGCTGGATAATCATTTTGTCGCTTTCGTGCTTCTTGTAGTTCCGGCAGCCCCAGAACTTCTTTTCTGGACGGAACACCAGCCGCTCCGGTGGTTCACAGAACGAGCAGAATGGAATATCCTGAACGTCCACGCCCCCGTTCTTGTCGCTGGATCCGCCAGCGCGTTCGTCAGCGGTACCAAACCCTCGCCCTTTTGGAGAGAGCTTTGTCGTCTTGTATTCGCCCATTCCGGCAACTTTCCAGATGTTGTCAAGTTCTTCCATTGGAACGGACTTCATACCCGCGAGCTCACGCACAATGCTTCCATGCAAGTTGGCACGTGCGGCTTTCTTCACTTCGGTTTCTACCTGCAGCCGCGGAAGTCGACGTTTGGTGATGAAGTCCTCGTAGGAATAGCGCGTCCCGCTGATTCCGGTCACAATCTGGCCGGTACGCTTCGACATACCGTCGCCGGTGATCGTCCAGGAGAATGTCTTGTCGTCCGGATCTTCTGCGCGAAGCCATTCCCCCAGATTGTAAATTTCGATTCCCCAGATATCGGAGAACCGTTGGCAGCCGGCATCCTGGCAGTAGCCGGTAATCCGGTCATCGGCCTTGAACAGAACCCAGTCGTGCGGATAAGTCAGGGCGATCGATGCCGCACGCAGCACTTTCATGATTTCAATGCCGCGCTCGAGTACGACAAGGCCTTCCTCGGTTTGTGCGAGCTGTTCGACCGTGGCCGCCTGTGTGGCGGCAATCGATGTATCCGGCGGAACGACCTCGGCTTCAACGCGTTTGGCGTTTGGATCTTCTTGACTCATGTGGTGGAACCTTCTTTCTTTTTGGCAGCTTCGCGCCGCGCGTTCTCAATGTTGACATCTCGAACCGCTTGCAGCCAGAGATACAGTTTCTCCATTGCCTCTGCCGGCAGTTGAATGATGGTATCTTTCAGTTTTTGAATCGGGTCAGCCTTCGTTCGTGACATCGTTCTCCTCTTTGCTCGGTGGCATTGGCGTTACATCGACAACTCCTGGTTCGCGGTCCTGCCGTCTCATGTATTCCCGGATGAATTCGCCCAGCTCCTTCGTCCACAGTTTGAATTTGCGCAGGACTTCAGGTTCCATTGCGATCCTGTTTCGCGGATCGTCGGGATAGCCGTTGTTGGTGGTGATGATCACGCAGTAACCATCAAACTCGATGTAGACACTGTCGCCCAGGTAACGCTTTTCCGGCGGTCCTATCGGCTTGTCGTATTCGCTCATGGCTTTCCTTTCGTTGCTTCGATATAGGAGAGCACCAGCACCAGGACCGCTCCGGCGAACACCATCAGCCCTACAACGAAAATTGATTCGGTCATCTCAGTACCTCCACATGCCGGCAAACGTTCGGTCATAAGCCTCGGCCGCCCAGAGCTCCCGCATCCCGCTTTCGTCCTGATGGGGAATTGAATGCGGAAACGGATCCAGCGGTAGCTTGTGGTCCATCCGGACGTCATCGTCGACAGTCAGCAGAATATTCAGCGGCGCTTTTTCGGTCGGCATGGACCGGAACAGTACTCGGAACCTGAAAAAGCGTCAAGAATAAAGTTTGCATAGATGCAAATGCGCAATTTGTGTATGATGCCGCACCATGAAAACGCTTTCGCCGAGAATCAAAGCGATTAAGTCTGAAATTGATCGGCAGAGGATATCGGTAACCGATCTGGCCTATACCTGCAAGATATCCTTTTCAACGCTTTACCGGATGCTCGGTGGGGAAACCGATCCGACATTATCGAACGTCGAGGAACTCGAAAAGATCCTTCGAATTTCTTACAAGAGGATAGACCGATGACACTTCAGGAACGAATCAGCCGCCAGATTTCACAGATGCGCGGCACCGAACACCATAAGCATGATTGTGTGTGCGTGTGCTGTACGCGCGACTGGTATAGCGACGAAAGTTGGCCGATCCTGTTCCGGGAACTGCCCAAGGGATCGCGACTCTATCAGCCCCAGGAGAATTCCGAGCCGTGCGCCTGGAAGCTGTGTGCGTGTATGGCCGACGGTCAGTTCCGCGGCTGTCATCCGGGCGACTCGCCAGGGGAAGTGGTCTCCAAGGCGTGGCTGGCGTTCGCGCTGGCGAAGGATTTACTTCCAGATATCGAAAAGATTCGGGCAATACTAGCGAGCCCGAGTAGTGGTTCAGTCAATTAAAAGGTTCAATTCAAAGGAGATTACATGATGCTTCACTTTCCACGCGCTCTTGTCTTGCTGATGCTCGTTGCTCTAACTGTCGGTTTGTTTCAGTTTGCCGACCGCCCGGTCCACGCAACCCTGGGTACCGGTGCCTACACCACGGTTCCCTACGATTCGACTAATTTCGGCGCAACCGCCGGAATGACATTTGCCGTCGGTACCCAGAATACTTACCGTTACAACGTCGACGACAACAAGCAGCTGCATCTCATGGTGGATATCCTCAACTCGTCGACTTCCGGCGCGCCGGCCAGCGCATTTATCACCGTTAAGATTCCGGAGGGACGTACCGCTGGCCGGACCGTCACATCGGCCGCCCTGATGGCAACCGACAACGGAAACGCCGGCGTATGGGAAACCTGTTATGTCATTGCCTCCCAAGGATCCAACAGTTTGCTGATCCGGCGTGCCAGTGGCGCCAACTGGCCGATTATCTCCAATACCCTCCGGATCGATCTCAATTTAACCCTCGAAGTCAACGACGCTCCGTAGAATCCTGTTGACAGTCCCCGGCGAGGGGGCAGAGAATCCCCTCGCTGGCGGACTGCTTCGGGATTGATCCCCTGGAGTGAAGTCTCCCATCACCGGACATTGAGTCCGCCAGCTTCTCAACTTTCGGTGATGTACAGGTGATGACCGTTGAACAAGGACATCGATTGGGCATTAAAGCAAAAGGCGCCGCACACCTGTAAGTACGTTCTTTTCATCCTTGCCAACCGCGCGAACAAATCCCATCAGTGCTTTCCGTCTCTAAGTTCAATCACACACGATACAGGCCTTGACCGACGGACCGTCATGCGATCATTGACGATCCTTGAGGAACTTCAACTGATAACCCGCCGACAACGCGGAACCGATACAACCCTTTACACGCTAATGGTAGGGGCACACCGCCCCCACACAGTAAAGAATACGGAGCCGGGTATAGTAGGGGCACAAAGCCCCTACGACCAAGGGCAAGGTGCCCCTAGGGGCACAGCGCCCCCAGGGGCAGAGAGTCCACTAGGTAGGGGCATTGACGACACCGAGGTAGGGGCACAGCGCCCCCCGGAACCCAAAGGAGAACCCAAATTAACCCAAAGGGGAAAGAATATAAGGCAGAAGACCGAGGCGCCGGAGTCGATCGCGATCACGGAAGACATGCGGAAATGGGCAGCGACAAACGGGGTCACAGTGAACCTGGAAACCGAAACGGAAGCCATGCTCGACCACCACCGCCGGCATGGCAATCTGTGGGTCGACTGGATTGCCACCTGGCGGACATGGATGCGGAACTCAGTGAAATTCGAAAAGCGGAACGGAGGAAACGGAAATGGAACCAACGGGAAACGAGAAAGAACTGGACAAGCTTCGGGAGCAAATCTCTTCGGCGGTGGAGAATTCACCAAACCGTATATCCCACGAGAACGCTAAGCCAAACTGCCCGGTCTGTGCGGATACCGGTTATGTGCGAATGATCGGGGGAGTGTGCCGCTGTGAATGCCAGAAACAGAGGGTTATCACACAGAAACTCGCAGCAATTCCCGCACGGTTTCGCCAAGCCTCATTTGCCAGTTACATTCCCACAGACGCTCTACAGCAGAAAGCCCTCGAGAAAGTCTCCGGAAAGTTCACTGGCAGCTTCTATATCTTCGGCGACTATGCCCGAGGCAAAACACACCTTGCAGTGGCCCAGTACGCTCACCTGGTGCGGATTGAGTATCCCTGCTTGGGTATGTCGATGGCGGAACTTGTGACCGAACTTCGTCACGCTGAAATGGACCGCGAGTATTTCTGTCAGGTGCGCGATCGTTGCCGCTATGCGGACCGATTTCACTTGCTGATTGACGATGTGGATAAATTCAAGGCGACAGATTTCAAATTCGAAGTTCTTTTTGATTTGATTGACACAATCTACCGGCGAAATCTGGGACTCACTGTGACTAGCAATCTGAGCCTTCGAGAACTGGCAGCCTCCGGCCAAGTCCATCCGTCAATCGTTCGGCGGTTCGATGATATTTGCGAAGTGATCGAATTGTAAAAATTGAAAGGGAACTGAATGGGAAAACGAGCAAATCGACGGACACCACCGCGTGGAAACCAGCGGGTTCGGAACATGATCCATACGCGCCGGCTGACGGCCGCACGAAAGACCGAAGACGCTTGGGAAGCCGAACGCGCTCGACCGATCCGCGAGCTGCTTGCGGCCGGATCGGAAGCGAACCTGTATCCCTGGGAGATTCAGAAGGAAGTCCGCGCAATTCAGGAAAAGAACTGGCCGCTGAAAAACAAAACCAAGCGCGGCTTTCTGGTCTGGGGAGTCACGAAATCGATGCGATCCCGCGCGCGCCGGCAACTGAACGAAATCACGGTGGCGGATTGAACATCCTGGGCATTGATCTGAGTATTCGCGCGACGGGCCTGGCAATGCTCTGTTTCGGCGATACGCGCGACTCGCTGGATCGGATCCAATTGCCGGGGAGAAAGTACGTTTGCCAAGAGAATCAGGGTTTTCGATATCACGGCGCCTTGGCCGTCCGCACCGCCAAGGAGCAGCTTGCCGCCTGGGAGGATATTCTTTTGCCGATCCTAACCTGGGCCATGCACGCCCACCAGGTGATCATCGAGGAGTACTCGCACGGATCGGTCAGCTCGAGCATGGATATCGTTCACGAGCTCGGCGGAATCGTGAAGTATTCCCTTCGCAAGATCGGCCAGGTACCGATTGAAATCTCGCCGAAGTCCGTTAAGAAATTTGTCACTGGCAATGGGAATGCCGACAAAGACATGATGCTCGCGTGCGTTCAGAAAGCCGGATTACCGATCCTGGATCACAATATGGCCGATGCGTTCGGCCTGGCGC